AATAGAAATAAGGACCCTAATACTACCGAGAGCTTTGGTTGGGACTGGGGCTTTAAGCTCGGTGTCGGTCAATCTATCGTTAGTGCGATAGTTACTACTGCCGAAGGTGCAGTTGTTGTAGAGGATTCGGAGGTTGTTGATGGTCGTTATGTTAATGCCTTGGTATCAGGTGGGTCTTTTGGGGTACGTAACAGTATACTTTGTCATGTGACCCGATCTGATGCATTAACCTTCGAAGATACTATCGTTTTGAGGATCGTGAATAAGTAATGCCTAGCTTACCCGATCTTCAAACCAAAATTCGTCTTGGCTATCCACTTAATCCGGAAGAGCAAGCCTTCCTTCTGAAAGCTGCCGATCAGTCTGGTGTGGAGAGTGAAAGGAAATGGCAAGGCTGGTCAGAATCCCCTGACTCAGTAGTTGATCAAATTACGGAGTAGATAGTGTTAATACCAGGGATGAAGGATGGGGTTCTGAGAAAGGACCTTTACTTCGAGAGTACCGGGTATCAACCACACCCAGGTCAAGTTAAGGTTCATTACGACGGTCATCGCCACCGAGCTATGTCTAATGGACGACGGTGGGGTAAGACTTTGGTTGGTGGTAAGGAAATTGAGCCTTGTGCCTTTCTTAGGAATAGACTTGGTGATCCACAACGCGGTTGGATAGTAGGTCCTAACTACAGTGACTGTGAGAAAGAATTTCGCGTTGTCTATGATACCTTCAGAACTTTGGGAATCGACCAGGTTTCTACTAAGTTTTTGAAGAATACTGAGAATGGCAATATGGTTATTGCTACGAACTGGGGGTTCGTTGTTGAGTGTCGATCTGCAGCGCATCCCGAGAGTCTTGTTGGTGAAGGTCTTGACTTCGCTGTTATGGTGGAAGCCGGTAGACTCCATAGGAAAACCTTCACAGAGTATGTACGGCCTGCTCTTTCGGACAAAAGAGGATGGTCATTAACCTCCGGAGTTCCGGAGATGGCTACTGAGACCTCTTTACTCTACTGGGCTTATAAGAGGGGTCTTGAGTGGCAGACTAAGCCATGGCGCAGTTGGCGCATGCCTAGTTGGACAAATACAGTGGTTTTTCCCGGCGGTCGCAGAGACCCCGAGATTATTGAGGCTGAGGACGACTTAACAGAAGATGAATTCAAACGCCAGTATGGTGGAATGTTCGTTGACCGGGTTGGTCGTGTTATGTCTGAATGGGATGATGAGATACATCTCAAGCGGATTAAATACAACCCTAACTGGCCCCTATATGCGGCAGTTGACTATGGGTACACCAACTTCTGGGTTTGGTTATGGATTCAGGTTGATGAGTTTGATAATGTCTACGTTTTGGGTGAGCACTACATCAAGCAAATGGATACTGAGAGGATTGCTAAGGAGATCTTAGCACCTCATCCATGGATTAAGAAGTGCGTTGCCTTCTACCCTGATCCCCATAACCCCGATGATACCAATATGCTTTCGAGGCATCTTAAGATCCCTGCTCGGTCGAATACGGGTGGGGAACTTAAGACTCGAATTGCTATGACAAGGACTAGGTTAAAGCCTAGACCTGAGGGGGCTCCCCTTTCAGAGCAACAAGCTCAAATCGTATTTGACCGGGATCGCTGTCCTCATCTCTCGTGGGAAATGAGAGAAGGCTATAGGTGGCCCGAGCATAAGAATGAGCTTAAGAATGAAGCTGAAATTCCTATGGATAAGGATAACCATGGGCCAGAGGCTCTAGGTCGTTTTATCTATGGTTACTTTACCGCCGCCGGGGCTGTCGAGAGGTCAACCCGTCAACGTAAGGCAAAGTTTAGGAGAGTTGCATGAGAGACGCCGGGACGGTGACACCATGGAGCACTATCGTTCCGGTCACGATGGCCGACGAGCCGACTTACGTTCCTGAGGAGGATCGTGAGCGGATAGTTGCTTATCAGAAGTACAATAGTCTTTATTGGTCTGAGGACAGGGCAGTAGAGATTGTTAGAGACGCAGAAGATGGAACACCCCTTTATGTTCCTCGTCCTAAGATGATCGTGGATACTACTTCTCACTATCTTCTTAAAGGATTGACAATTGACCTGGAAGATCCAGAAAGCCAAAGCGAGTTAAATAGGTTTCTCCAAGCCTTCTTAGATAGAGAAGCTTTCTTAGCTAGATTCAATATCGCCAAGCTCAAGGGAGTGGCTCTTGGAGACTGGATCTTCCATATTACAGCTGACCCCTTAGCTCCTCCTGAGCGACGAATCTCCCTAAACACAGTCGACCCTGCAGCTTACTTTCCCGAGTATCACCCAGATGATCAAGAAACTCGAGTCGGAGTTCGCTTGATGGAGCCCTGGGTCGATCCTGCTGATACCAGTAAGACTTTGGTTAAGGTCCTTTACTATTTCTTCGACTGGCAAAACCCTGCTGATCGTCGCGTGTGGCGAGAAGAAGCTATTTGGGAGGTTGAGGATTGGTGGAATCAGGCCAAGGCAAAGAGGTATAAGAATCTTTTAACCCTCGAACCTCTTGATGAGCGTATCACTGAGATTCCGGTTTATCACTTCAGAAATGCTGAATGGGATGGATTTCTCTTTGGTAACAGTGAATTAAAGGGTGTTGAGAAAATTTTCCGTGGTATTGACCAGGCTATTTCCGATGAGGAGATTGCTCTTGCCCTGGTTGGGCTTGGTGTCTATGCCACTGATGCTGGTCGACCTACTGTTAATGGACGGGAGGTAGATTGGGTAGTTTCTCCAGGAACTGTTCTCGAAGTCCCGGGCGCCACTATGATCAAGCGCTTAGAGGGAATCACCTCAGTTACGCCTGTGCAAGACCACTTGCGATATCTAGACAGTGCTTTGAAAGAAGCTACTGGTACTTCAGATATTGCTTTGGGCGTGATTGACGCTCAGACTGCTGAGTCTGGTATTGCCCTCGCCATTAAGTTTATTCCCACACTTGCCAAGATTGAATACAGGGATCAGTCTGGGTTGGCTAAGCTTACTCAGATGTGGTATGACCTTACTTCATGGTTCCGAGTATTTGAAAGTGTTGACTTCGGTGATACACTTATTCTTCCTCGGATTGGTGAGAAACTTCCAGTTAACCATGTTCAGGTCTTCAATGAGTTAAATAACCTCTTCGATCGTAAGATTATCAGCGCTCAGTTCTATAGGGATGAGTGCGAGCGAAGGTTGGGTTATAACTTCCCTGAAAACATTGCTAAGCAAATCTTGGATGAACAGATTGCCCAGCTTGAGATTATGCAACGTCAGATGCAGATTCAAGCTTCAGTTGCTCCCCCAGATAGCAATGGCGATCAACCTAACCAATCAAATAACAAAAACAGAGTCAACGAGTCCAACGGAACAGAATCTGTTCCTGCTCAGGGCTCTTGAGTGGGCGAGAGGCCCGGAAAGGTAAAACGCGAGATGCGTCCCATTAAATTGCCCCCTGAACTCCTTCACCTTGGACTTATCATTGGATTCGATGAGGATCCGGATGATGACAAGGAAAAAGACGAATCCGAAGAGGAAGGGTCAGAAGAGGAGGATAAGGATGGGGGAAACATCGAAGGACTCAAGTCCGCTCTTCGTAAGGAACGAAGTGAGCGCCGACGCCTCTCAAAGGAGGTTAAGGATCTCGCCAAGTTCCGTCAGGAACGGGAGGATGCTGAGAAGGACGATGTCACCAAGGCCAAGGACCAAGCTACTTCAGCAGAAGCCAAGGCCCAGAAACTAGCTGCTAAGCTGCGTGATAGTGCACTGGACAATGCGATCATTCAGTTAGCTGGTGGTATGGGTTTTGCTGATGTGGATGACGCCCTGAGACTTATTGATCGTGCTACTGTTGATATTGACCAAGATGAGGATGATCCTACCGAGGTCAACATTGATAGGGATACGGTTAAGTCGGCTCTCGAGGCCTTGACTAAGGCTAAGCCTCATTTGCTTAAGAATGAGGAGAAGTCACCTCCCCAGCCAACCGGTTCTCGGTTTAACGGGGGCAATAAGAAAGTTAATGATAAGGACGCTCAAGACGCGGCACTTCGTGAGAAGTATCCGGCCCTCCGTCGAGGCTCCCCTGTGCAGTCATAGATAAGGAGGAATGGCCCGTATGGCCAGGTTCGACAAGTATGATCCGGTATCCGGTGGATTCCGAGCGCCCCTCAACGCAGCCTATACTGGTGCTGCCGCTCCAATTGCGGTGGGCATCAACTCAAGCGGTCGAGTGGTGGTCGGTGCCGGACAAACCGGCATTGTTGGTGTGGTTTGTTCTCCGCGTGATCACGCGGCTGCTGAACCCATTGACGTCATGACCAGTGGAGAATTAGTTGAATTCGGTGGTGCTGCTGGCACTGTCTATACAGCTAATACTACTACTGGGGTTATTAGCACTACGGCTAAGTCTGCAACTCAACATGTTGTCGGCCACACCGTTGAGGCTGATCGACTTATTGTCCGCACGGCTGTTCTGCCGTGGGTTGGCACCTGAGAAAGGAGGATCACAATGATTACAAATGTGCGTGAGCGCCGTTTAAGCATCGCTGACCTTCTGGATCTTCGCCAGCTGAGCGGTGGTAACATCAACGAAGCCCGTCGACTTGAGACCATGATTCGTGGTTTTGAAGAGGGCTATAACGAGGTTGAAGACCTCATTACGGAGACCGCTGATGGTTTCCCTCTTAACGGTATGTGGCAGGAGTTCCAGGCGACTATTCGTCTTTGGAATGCTCAGCGAGATGCCCTCACTAACCTGCTGACGTTTAATGTTACCACACCCATCGAGGGTGTTCGGTATCCTATTGAGCAGGATTTCCAAGAGGCTACGGAGTTTGGCGAGCCGATCGGTATTCGGCTGGGACCAGCCATTCGACACGGGTATCCGTTCAAGTGGTATGACCTCGCCATCCGTTATACTTGGCAGTTCCTGGCTGATGCCACGTCTGGGCAGCTTACTGCGCTGAACAACACTGCCCTCGAAGCGGATAACCGACTCATGTTCACCAAGATCATGGCTCGACTGTTCAGCAATGTTACTGCTACTGCCGATATCGACGGTGATGCCCTCAATGTCTATGGCTTTTACAATGGTGACTCTCAGGTGCCGCCGAAGTGGAAGACTACGACTTTCTCGAGCGGTCACCAGCATTATCTTGCTAGTGGTGGTGCGACGGTTGTCTCGGGTGACCTTGATGATCTGATTGCCACGGTTACTGAGCATGGTTACAGTCAGCTCCGAGGTTATCAGTTAGTTCTGCTCGTTAACGCGCAAGAAGCTGATGTCATTCGTACCTTTACTACGGCAGGTGGGGCTAAGTATAGCTTCATCCCGTCGAACGTTGGTATGGGTGGTATTGTTCTGCCGGCTAACGGTGGTATCATCGGTGCCCCGAATATGACTCAGTTCCCGGGGCTGGTTACCATTGGTTCGTATGGTCAGGCTATCATCGTTCAGGAAGAGTATATTCCTGCTGGATGGATGGTTCTGATTGCGACTGGTGGTCCAGATAACATCGGTAACCCGGTTGGCATCCGTCAGCATGAGACGGCTTCTTTGCAGGGTCTTAAGTTGGTTAAGGGTCGTACACCCGACTATCCGCTTATTGACTCCTTCTATGTTCATGGCTTTGGTTGCGGTGTTCGACATCGTGGTGCTGGGGCCGTCATGAAGATTACTGCCGGGGCTTATAGCATCCCGACGCAGTACGCTTAGTTTGACTTGACCGGGTAGACTTATAGCCATGTGGGTCTGCCCGGTCAAATCACAATCCTAGAAAGGATAAACAGTTGGCACTTGATATTCCCCAAGAGCGAATTGACGCTGGTGACCTGTCTGAGTATGAGAAGGGCTATCTTCGTGACCGAGGCCGTTGGCCTGTTCAGTCCGATGAGCCTGGTGTTTCTCGAGTGACTCCGCTCGAGGAGCAGTCTGTTCCTACTATTGAAGAGCCTGGCGGTGTTCAGGACTCTGAAGAGGGGGAAGAGGATTACGAAGAGGGTTGGAATAACGATCAGCGCAGGGCTGAGCTGGCTCGACGGAAGCTTTCTGTCGATGGCACCAAGGCTAATCTCATTGATCGTCTTCGTCGGTCTGACACGGATCAGCTCGAAGATTCTGACTACTCTACTCTGGAGGACTGATTACAGTGAACCGCTCGCCGCAGGATAGACTTCGTGGGCTGCTCGGGGAAGCTATCCCGGCGGGCGGTTCCGACACTGATAGTATATTTAGTGATGATGAGATTAATGATCTTCTCGAACAAGGTCGAGAGGTTAATGATGTCCATTATCTACAAGCTGCAGCTTATTATGGTTGGCTTGAAAAGATGGCTAACTATGCAAACCTTGTGACGGTTAACGAAGGTAACGCTATGAGAGAGTTGACTGAGCTTCACCGAAATGCTCAGCGCATGGTTGATCGTTACATTGGTTATGCTGAGACTCCCTCTCGAGGTCGAGCTCGTATTGGTCGTATCACGAGAGTTAATACTTACTGATGGGGGCGTATAGTGAACAACAGGTTAGGGAGCGACTGTTAGGTTCTTTTGTTGATGAAGACCCAGTTGATATTGCTCTTATTCGTCCCGTATATGCGGCTACTGTTGCCGGAGGCGAAACTCAGGTGGGAACTGTCTTGTTACCCACACAACGATTCTACTTTTACCCATTTAAACGACGATTGACCAGGGAAATAAAGTTTAATCCCCAGTCGTATGGGGAGGAGAAAGTAGAATACGCAGATTATATTCTTATCTTTTTGCCTGGGGTGGATATCCAAGCAAAAGACTATTTTGACAATGTTGGCGGTAGGCTTGAGGATGGACGATATTCAGTAGAATTCGTTTCACCAAGACAGTGGGATAGACAGCAGGCGGGCATTCTTTACAGGGGTTGATATGGTCCTTAGGAATGCCAATGGTAGATTTCGTCGTCGGGGTAGTTTCAGTAATGACTTTTTTAGTGCAGAGAATACTTTATCGGAGGGAATTGCTAACTTCGAGGTAAAGATGTTTGATGCTTTGCGTGAAGAGGGCGATGAGTTTGCTGAAGAACTTAGAGAATATGCTCGAATGAATGCCCCTTGGGAAGATAGAACCGGGGAGGCTCGAGCTGGATTAGATACTTCTGTTGAACAAGAAGGCGATTCTTTAGCAGTTAACCTATTCCATACTGTAGACTATGGTATTTGGTTGGAGATTAGATGGGGTGGTAAATATGCTATCCTTATTCCCACCATTGAGAACATGGGCCCTAAGTTGTTGGAGAGACTAAGACAAAAGATGGATAGGATAACTTTCTATGAATAGAACTTGGTTCTACCAGAGAATGGTGAATGATCCTACTCTGAGTGCTTTATTGCCAGGGGGAGTTCATCAAACAACATCAATTGATAGGACTCCGACTCAAAAACCTTTCATCATCTATCGTGTTATTGCTCACCGTCCTGATCACCGAGGTGATGACCAAGATATCCTGAGGTCAGAGAATTTTTTAGTCTTTGTTCATGATGTTCCTGGTGACTATCTTAAGATTGATAATATTCTTCGTCAACTAAAGTTACTCTATATTAATGCTAAAGATGTCAATGCTGGGGTTGGCTGCGTCTCTTGGCTCGAGGATAGTGAAGACTTTAGGGATGAGGATATGGGAACCATTATGAAGTATGGGCGGTATTCTATTCGATATATCCCTTCGGAGGTGGTATTGTGAAAAAGGTTCGTTGGGTGGCTCCTCAGCCTACTTATAGGCGGGAGTTATCCGTTGATGATCTAGTTAGTCTTGGTGCTAAGAGCGCCAAGGAAGACTTAGTCTTTTCCAGAGAGAATGGCTTCATTCTGGAATTGAATAACGAGGTTAGTGATAGCCTTGTTGACAAGCTTCCCGATGAGTTTGTCTTAGTTGATGATAAAGAGGCCGAAGCAATCGTGGAAGCTGTCGGATCAGTTGAACCACGTTTAACTCGACTTCAAGAAACAGGTGACGAATCAAGCGATGATGAGCCTGAGGATGAGTCCAGTAAATCCTAAATCAACGAGATATTCTGACTCGATGAATTCTGCTTCAAGCAGAACTTGATTCGATAGGGAAGCGTAGGGACATGAATCTTCATTGCGGCAACAAACTACATGGAGTGATTCTTGACAACGGTCTCGTCGAGGTCGCCTGTCAGTCTCGCATGTGTGGTAAGGAAGCTGGCAATGTAGTACTTCATCGTTTCGACCCCATTACCGGGGAGCTGGTTGATACGAGACGTTTCAAAAAGCCCCCCACACATAAACTGGACAAGGAGGAAAAGAAGGTATGCTGAATAGCCCAGCATTGCCCTATGGTCTCCGAGATGTCAAGCTGCGTCCTATGGATTCATCTGGCAACTTGGGTACCGCCGTTGACCTCCCCGTATCTCAGACTTTTAGCTTCAGTGAGGCTGAAGAATTTGAGACGCTGCGGGGCGACGACCGGGACGTGGCCATTCGGGGCCGAGGGCCAAAGGTAGAGTGGGAGCTGGAAGCAGGTGGTATCTCTCTCGAAGCGTGGGAGGTGCTTACCGGTGGAACTCTGACTAATACAGGTGTGACTCCTAATCAGACTAAGAAACTGCTTAAGAAGATCACAGACGCTCGACCGTATTTCTTGGTTGAGGGACAATCCGTCAATGATAATGATGGGGACGTCCATGTTAAGTTGTTCAAGTGCAAGGTCACTGACTCCGTTGAGGGTGAGTGGGCTGATGGTACTTTCTTCGTTACTAGTTGCTCTGGTGAGGGCATTGGTGATGAGAACGACGACCTGTATGAGATTACTTGGAATGAGACTGCTGCTAGCATGACGGGTGGAACTAACGAGATCCAAGCCGTTTATCACAATGCGACTGGTGGTACATTTACTCTCACCTACTCGGCTCAGACTACTACGGCAATTGCTTATAACGCAACGGCCGGAGTGGTTCAGGCAGCCTTGGAAGCACTGTCTAACATTGCTCCAGGGGATGTCGAAGTCAACGGTTCTACCGGGGCTTGGACAGTGGAATTCAAGGGTACGCTTGCTGCTACTAACGTTACTGCTATGACTGTTACTGATACCTCCCTTACTGGTGGGTCTGCAACAGTTGTCGTGGTTCGTGAGGGCGCAGTTTAATCAAAGTCTTCGGAACCCCAGGAGGTCAGTAAGATGACTAATGTAACAAATGCTAATGCTTGGCGACAGGCCAATAATCAGGGTACTGAGTTGAAGTTGCCGAGTGGCAATACTTGCTTAGTTCGTAAGGCTATGGGTCTCCAGGTTTTCCTCCGTGATGGGCAAATTCCCAATGCGTTGATGGAACTTGTAGAGAAGGCTACGAGCAAGGGAAAGCCTCCTTCCGGTCAGAAGACTGAGGAGTTGAGTGCCGAAGACTTGCTTAAGAACCCTAAGAATCTTCAATCTATTATTGAGCTTTGTGACAATGTGTGCGTTGAAGTATTGATGGAGCCTAAGGTTTTGCCCGTTCCTCGGGATGAGGAGGGGAAAGATCTTCCCATGCCCCACCGAGAGACGACTAATGATTTCCTTTGGGTAGACGAAGTCGACTTCGAGGATAAGATGTTTATCTTTAACTGGGCGGTTGGTGGTACGTCTAATTGGGAGAAGTTTCGTGGGGAACTCTCTGAGCATGTGGGCGATGTATCAGGAGGCCAAGACCTGGTCATGCCGTCCTTCCCACCTCCTGGCAATTGAGGATGTTTATACAGCTTACTGTGTTGATCAAGCAGTAGCTACTTTTGGTTCTAGTATAACTGCCGAACTTGATAAGATTGATGACAAAGATCCTAAAAAGGTTGAACGGAAGCGAGAGGCACGGCTCTACCAACTTTTGGATATTCCGGTTCAACAAAGGTTTAAGTCTTTCAAACAAGGGAGGTGAGTTATGCCTGACTACAATCTGGGTACAGCTAGAGGTCGCGTCGATATTGATGGTTCCTCTATCCGAGAAACATCCCGTGAGTTAAAGAACGCGGATATTGTACTCAGACAAACTGGTCAGTCACTCATTAACTTTGGTACTCAAGCTTTACAAGCTTTCGGGTATGTTGTTAATATTGGTCGAGAGTTCGAACGAAACATGGATTTCGTTCAATCAGTGTCGGGTGCTACTGAGCAAGATATTGCTCGGTTGACCGATGTAGCTATTGAGTTGGGTAAGAACGGTCCGTTCGGTCCCATTGAGTTATCAGAATCCTTCATTGAGCTTGCTAAGGCTGGTGTGGGAGTAGATGATATCATCAACGGGATCGGACAGTCCGTTGTTAGCCTTGGTGCAGCTGCAGATATTACTACTGAACAAGCTGGGGATATTGTTGTTCAGACTGCAGCGATTTTCGGATTAGCCGCAGAGGAAGTACCTCGAGCTACTGACTTGATCGCTGGTGCAGCTAACGCATCTATGATTGATGTTCAGGACTTTGCCACTACTCTTAAGTATGCTGGTCCTGTTGCAGCTGCTTTGGGTATTGACCTCGAAGACCTTGCAACTACAATCTCCTTGCTTGGTCAGTCTGGTATTAAGGGTTCTCAGGCTGGTACTTCGCTGAGGCAGGTCATGTTGAACCTGTCGGGTGCCACACCTAAGGCCATTGAGACCATGAAAGAGTTTGGCATTATTACTGAAGATGGAACTAACATCTTCTATGATGCCGAGGGTCAACTTAAATCTCTTGATCAGGTCTTTGGACTTCTTGGTGATCATCTTGCTGGCTTAACAGAGCGGCAAAAGAGTGATGCCCTCAGAGATATGTTCGGGGTTAGGCAGTTGCCCACACTTCTGTTCCTTATGGAGCAAGGTGTTGACGCCTTCCAAACTTTCAATGATGAGATTAATGAAACTACCGCAGCTGATGTTGCAGCCGATCGGTTAGATAACCTTGATGGTTCCATCCGTCGATTTAAGTCAACTCTTGATGCGGTCCTTCTGGGCCCCTCTGGAGGATTCCAACTTTTCTTGAAGGATATTGTTGATAGAGGGCGAGACTTACTTCTTTGGTTTGATGGGTTATCGGATAATAGCAAAAAGTTTATTATTGCTTCTATCGGAATCATTGGTATACTCAGCTTAATGGCTGGGGCTTTCTTGTTGACCATCGGTAATATGGTCAGGGCCTTCAGAGTTATTGCAGAACTAAGTCGAATCTTTATTGACCTTATTCCCATCATCGGTAGGGTCATTACTGCGGTTAGAGCTCTTAGTATTGCGATGTTAACTAACCCAGCAGTGTTGATTGTAGCTGCGATCATTGCCCTGATTGCCATTCTTGGTTATCTGATCTACAAGCTTTATACGACTAACGAAGAGTTCCGGGCCTTCGTTGATGGGCTTTGGCAAAGCATCCAACGAGTCTGGGATAGCATCTTAAACTTCCTTAAGGGTATTCCTAAGTGGTTCAAGGATACATGGAAGAAAGTCAAGGAATGGACTAATCAAACCTGGGATGACATCTATGAGAAGGTCTCTAATGTCATCGGTGGTATCATTGAGTGGTTCCAGTTACTGCCCCAGAGGGCAGCAGAACAATTTACAAAGCTCAAAGAAACTGTAGTTGCTAAGTTTAGTGAGATTACTACCGCAGTTTTAGCCTTTGTAACTGGGATTCTAGGACAAATTGGCGGTGTTTTTGCCACCATTGCTACCTCCATCATTGGATTCTTAACAAGTCTTCCCGGTACACTACTCGCTATTTTCCAGACTGTAGTTACTACTGTTCTAGCTTTCTTGGAAGAACTGCCTGGTAAAATTGGATTCATCATTGGATTCATCCTTGGTAGTTTTGTTAAGTTCGGGGTTCTCCTTGAGCAGTGGGCTTTTAATACTTTCATTAGCCTTGTCAATACGATTGTTAGTTTCTTAACTCAATTACCTGGCATTGCCTGGCGATTCTTCAATCAAGTCCTTAGTACTATCATCAATATTGGTAGTCAAATTGGGAGTGCAGCTTGGAGCATTGGTAATGAAGTCTTCAGTACTCTCTGGAATCTTCTCAGTGGAATTCCTGGGTTTGTTTTTGACTTCTTTAACTCGGCATTAAGCCACGTCATCAACTTTGTTCCTCAGTTTATTGAGGCAGTGTTCAGAATTGGTTGGGGCATTATCTCAACTTTGTTCAACTTCCTCTTAAAGTTGCCTGGTCTGATTGCTGATTGGTTTATGTCTGCTCTCAGAATGGCTGTCAGTTTTATCGGCAGTTTCCTCAGAGTAGCTTGGAGCATCGGTAAGGCAATCATTGATGGGTTGTTCTCAGTCTTAAGAAACTTGCCCTCCTTGGTGTGGAATGCATTGACTAGTGTTCTTAATGTTTTCAAGAGCATGGTGAGTAGGGCCTGGAATGCGGCTAAGGACTTTGCCGGTGGTCTATGGAATGGTTTTAAGAGTGGTCTTGGTATTGGTTCTCCCTCTTACATTGAGTATGCAATGTTTGCGGTTGAGGATCAATTGAAGCATACTGCTGGTGTTTTGAGAAGGACTTTGAACAGTATGAATGCTCAAATGTCTACTCCATTGACTGGACCGAATATAGGTTTAACTCCGGCTGGTACAGTTGCTCATCAATCGAATGGGACTTTAGTTGTTCAAGGACCGCTGGTGGGTACAGCTTACATTCGTGAAGAGCAAGATATCTATCAGCTAACTAAGCAACTTAACAGGGAAGAGGATCGAAAGAGGAGGGGTCTTGGCCTTAACTAAGACAATTACTTGGAATGGTGCTCCCTCTACTAATGTTGAAGGTCTGGTTATTGGACAGGTAACTAGAGACTTGTTAGGAGTAGCTCGAGGAAGTTTTCTTTCCGTTGGTGGTAAAGAAGGTTTCTATCACTTTGAACAGGCTCGAGGTGCTAAGAAAATTGTTGCCTCGATGTTTATCGAAGTAGAAAGTTGGCCTACTGCTCGACGAGCTGCAGTTACTGATTTTGCCAACTGGCTAGATGTAACTGGTGAAGCTAAGTTGATCATCAGTGATGAGCCAGACATCTATTACCAAGCTGTCCTTACAGACATCCCTTCACCCTCAGAGTGGCGAGATTTCGTCGCTCCTTTCGAAGTGGGTTGGACTTGTCAACCTTATGCCTATGATTTGGATGTAGGACAAGAAGCTTGGGTTGATGATATTAGCCATACTCACACTTGGACCCCGGCTTTACTGTTGCCAGTATATCCAGTTGTTGAGATTACTCCTTTGAATGGAACCTTAACAGCTTTTAGTTTAACTACTAATGGTTCTTTGATGACCTACACAGGCTCAGTTAGTTCTGGTAATACTCTCTCCATCAACTCTATTGCCCCCATTGTAGTTACAGGAAGTAGTACTGATCTAGAGTTAACAGGTGCATATAACCCTGTATTGAGGTCTATGGCTGGAGTTAACGGAGCCTTTCCCATTCTGATCCCCGGCTCCAATTCTATGGTTTTTCTTAGAACGGGTGGTACGGCTACTGGGTTTAGTATCTCAGTTACTTATAGAAAGAAGTATAGAGCGTGACGGGATTCTCTCAACCAGTTAACACTGACTCGAATGCGGTTCAAACTTCAGCTGTCTATGGCGACCTTGGTGATGGAACTGATGGTTGGGCTCATAATACTTTAACAGCTGACGGGGGTGATGTAACTGCTGGATCCACTACAGATGCAGCTGTTACTAACCCAGCTTCTAGTGCTACCATGATTGCTCTGCTTAAGGGCATCCTTACCAACGTGGGAACTACCCCCATTTATCCCTCAGGTTCTACTGTAACTATTGCTGGTTCTGGTAACGTAGCAAATGCTAGTGCAGTAGCTGCTTTGGGAACAGCCAGTGGTAAATTAACCTATCTTACTGGATTTACAGTTACTGGAGCTGGAGCTACTGCTGCTTCAGTGATTGCAGTGACTGTTGCTGGTTTATTGGGAGGTAGCAGAATCTACGATGTGGTGGTTCCTGCCGGAGTAACAACCACAATTCAACCTCTAAATGTTCAGTTTACTTATCCTCTTCCAGCCTCGGCAGTGAACACTGCTATTACTGTTACTGCAGCAGCCTTCGGGTCCGGAAATACTAATGCTGCCGCAGTGGCACAAGGATTCTACGTTTAGGAGTTGAGATGAGTGGACTTGCCACGTATGGAGCTAATGCCATCTTAAGTGGGACAGCCGTCCCTGCTACTTTATATGTAAAACTTCACACTGGTAATCCCGGGGCAGCTGGAACATCCAATGCAGCAGCTCTGAATACTCGTAAGTCATTTACTCGTAGTTCTCCTACTGCCGGAGTCTGTAATAACTTAGCTGACATTGAGTGGCTAGGAGCCCCTAGTGACGAGAATATTACTCACTGTTCCATCTGGGATGCTGTTTCCGGAGGAAACTGTTGGTTTATTAGTGCGGCAAGTACCCCAGTAGATTTGGACCCAGGATTTAGTATGGTCATCTCTACAGGAGATCTTGTTTTAACCATGTTGATTTGGACTTAATATGGCTCAACTTCCCATTGCTCTCATTAGACCTGGAACAGGCTTTGGAGCTACAGCATCTGGAGCCAGTTTTGGCTTGGGACCCTATGCTGAAGCTTTGACCGGGGGTTCTACTACTACTGCTCAGCGGGGAGATGTCTATGTCTCTGTGGCTTGGACTTCTTTGGGAAGTACTCAGGATTATACTGGAACTAGTGGCTGGACTCAAGGTTATAATCAAGTAGTGGGAACGGATAAGCGACTTGGCATTTTTGCCCATGGAGCTTATCGAAGTGGAGTTGATACCACACCAGGGACTTTAGCAGTAGTTAACGGTACTAATGGAAATGTCCAAGCTCGCTTTTTGATGGCGGGGGGAGACATGACCACGATGTTTACAGATGCTCCAACAATTTCTTCGGGAACGGGCACGACCCTAACTTCACCAAGTTTAACACTGACTCTATATTCTCGTGTTGTAAGAATTTACTTCGTAGCCAATGATGAGGCCATTAGTTCTTTAACTCCCGGGGGAGCTTTTGAGTCAGGTGGTACAAGTGTTGCCGGAACTGACTGGGCCTGGCGTGTAGTGGATGAGGGCTTGTTCGATCCTGGCAGTGTTGTTCCCAGTAGGAATGCCACTATTACTAACTCAACAGAGTGGACAGCTATGACAATTGCTGTTCCAGTTAGATTAGACGGTAGACCCATCATCATGTATAGTGGGGGGCATGCTTGGTCTGGTACTGGAACTACAAGAACTTTTACTACTGCGACAGTTACTAGTGGTTGGTCTACGGTCGGTCAAAGTCTTCAAGCCAATGATTTATGCCTCGCCATCTTGAGCGAAGGTAAAACCTCAGATCCTACCCCGAATAATGCCGAATGGTCTATTGTAGAATATGCAACCGGTAACGTTGGTGGTGGGGTAGCTGCAGCTCTTTATGATGGGGTCAACTCAGTAGATACTACTTTTGAGTTTGGATCGGGTGGTACTGGGCAATCTATATTTAGCATGGTAATTAGGAATGTTGAAGAAGGAACTCCTTACCATGCGGATTCTACTGCTGCCACCAATAGTACAATGTCAGCTCCCGCCTTGTCGGCTATTAATACTGCAGATATTGCTTTAGTTAACTATTTTACTGCTAGTTCTTCTGGAGATACAACCCCCGGAGCTTTAAGTACAGGACTTACTATCCAGAATACTAATGGGAGCAGTGGTAGTTTTATTTGGCGGGCTGTCAGTGGGTATCAAGAGGCTTTAGGTGTAGGTAGTCATACTGCGGCAACATCTACCCAGACTACTAATAACCCTCAAAGATACGTGGGTATTCATGTCATACTTCATGCTGTTCCCCCAGTTAGATTTCTCGAGTCAACTGGTTCTATAGACAGTACAGTAGTTTTTGATGGAGTTGGGGCCCCTGGCCCAACAGTTCTAGTAACTAATGTAGAGGTAGATAGTAATAACTATTTCTCAGGTGTAGCTTATAGACCTCAGGTTGCTCCAGATCGCAGACTCATCTGGGTGTATAATTATGCCGGTCAAAAGGTAGGCGTCGTTGATTGATCTAAACTTTGAAGATCGTTTATTTGAATCTTATGTGATGAAGTTTGCTGTTCCACTTACCAGTCCTCAAGCTACTGAACTTAAAGAGGACTCTATGTTGGAATACAACGGAGAACAATTTTTCATTACTGATGTTTACAAATCTCGAAACGAAGATGGTCAACTTATCCTTAGAGTCGAGGCTGAATCTAGTTGGATGAGGTTGACCGATAGAAAAAGACCCGGTACCTTCAGCTTAAGTGGTGTTAATGCCCGCGTAGGGCTTGAGAGAATTATTTCCGGCATGGGTTGGACCGTGGGAGAATGTACAACTTCTACCGCACCCTATGCGATGTCACTGACTGATGCGACTGTCTTACAGTTGATCTGGGAATGGGCTAAGATTACTGGGAACGAAATTCGATTTGACCCTTCGGCGAAAACAGTCCAGATGATCCCTACGATCGGGGTTCAATTACCAGTCTCATTCCGTTATGAGAGTAATCTTCAGAGTATTGAACGACATGCTCAACCGCCCCAAGTGACTAAACTTTATCCGTATGGCAAGGATAACTTAAGTATCGCTTCCGCCAATAGTGGTGTTCCTTATCTAGAAGATTTTACCTACTATACTCTTCAGGGTTTTACAGAAGCTCAAGCAAGAGCTTTGTATACTAAGGAAGATATCTACTATGATGAGGGCATCACAGATGCCATTACATTGTATAATAGAGCCTCATTGTTAATGGATGCTCTTTCTGTTCCAAGTGTTGTTTATACTGCCAAGGTGGTAGATATCCCGGGTCTTTGGGATACCGACTTGGCTGATTATAAAGTGGGAGACACCGTTCATATCTATGACGAACTCATTGGTGTGGATGAGAGGGCAAGAATTAGTCGCTTAGTTCGTTGGCCAGATGACCCTGCTAACAATGAAATTGAACTCTCTTTCAATGCAGTAGTTCCTCCCGATACTACCTCTACTACTTCCCGAAGTGACCCTAATCAAAACTGGGAACTTTTTACCTCTCGGAATGATAATACTAATCGACAGATTAGACTAGGGGATACAGTACTTGCTCGGCTAAAGCTTAGTACTTCCGAGGGTGCAGAATGGATTGTTGGTTACAATCTTAAGGGAGTAGGAGTCGGTACTGGTACCATAACCATTGATGCTGTAGATGACGAAACTACTTTACCAATCTGGGATAGCGAGACTTTCTCGGTTAGTAATGGAGTTCCTTTTCAGTATAGTTTCTCTTATGGTAAAAAGGAAATTCCCTCAGGAACCTATACATTAGTGGTGAGAGCTAATAGTAACTCCTCTACCACTGGCTTAGACATTGCCCCAGGGGACTCAAGTATGTGGGTTTTAGCTAGGTCCACTACAAAACTCACCATTTCCCTTGAAGAGTCCATCCGATTTGAGCCTATCAGTGGTGGGGCTTTTATTCAATACTTTACTGTTCCGGATGATATCTCACAGATTCAAATTGAAGCTGTAGGAGCGGGTGGGGGAGGCGGAGGCTTCCAGAGTTCTGGTGGTCGAGGCGGGCAAGTTTCTGCTAAGTTCCCCGTTATAGCCGGAACTACTTACTCAGTATGGGTCGGAACTGCAGGAAATGATAGTGAACCAGGGTGGCCTAACGGAGGCTTTGGAGAGAATAGTAGTAACCAGTCTCCAGGAGGTGGAGGAAGTTCTTCTGTTCAACCTTATGTTACTTATACTACTAACCCCAATGCTCAGCTAAACGCTTTTCTTGGTTCTCTATCTGGAGCCTTAATTGTGGCCGGGGGTGGAGGAGGAGGTGGAGATAACTTCTTTACCACACCTAATGGCGGTGGTGATGCTGGTTTCTATACCGGGGGTAAGAATGAAGATCTTCATGGTACAGTGGCGACTCAGTTTGTGGGTGGGTCACTTGTTGGTACAGCTCCGTTTGACGGTTCTTTTGGACTAGGCGGAACTGGTACAAATGTGGGGGCTGTCTTACGTGCTAGTTGTGGCGGAGGCGGTGGCGGTTGGTATGGTGGCTATGCCACAACTTCAACAGGTGCGGGTACTTATGAAGGCGAGGGAGGAGGTGGAGGATCTGGTTGGGTTCACCCTTCTGCATTTGACTTGGAATTTGACAATGGTCAAAACTCTGAGGATGGATACATTCTCATTTCATGGAAGTACGAGTAAGGAGGCTGGGTGATTTGGTTACCCCTGTTAAACAATCTAGCCTCCGCTGATAGCGGAAATACGGCCCAGCCATTACTGACGACATTAGTTCTTCTCGTTATTGGCTCGGGAACCGGGGGAATTATAGGTGCTATTGTCACGTGGAAAAGATTCAAGGTTGAGCAACAAACTAGTGTTGTTCAGAATAAGGTGGATCTTCAGTATGTTGACGTAGAACAATTTAAGGCAATGTTCCCAGGTGGACTGGGAGATGCCGTTGAACACTGGCGGGACGAGGCTAAGGGCCTCTATATCGAAGTGGACGACTTAAGAGAACAACGTGTTAGTGACCATGATGAGATAAGATTGCTTAAACTGGAGTTAGCTAGTACTAAACGACAGCTTGATCATACTGTGGCTGCCCTAGCACGAGCTGAAAGTAGGATTAGAATCTTGGAAGGACCTGAAGGTTAATGGAAGAAAACGTTAGCAATGATCTGAAGGCCTTATCCGAGTTGGAGATTCCGCCTAAATCTGACCCTATTGGCAGAAACATTGTCAAGTGGACTGTACTATTAGTTTGTATTACTGTACTAGGTGCTTTGATCATTGTAACCTATGCCCTCCTTCAATCTTATGATGAGAAGAAGGATATTAGAGAACAACTAAGTTGTGTTAGAAGCTCAACTGTGTTGGTGGATAAAACCTTTGCCAATGGTATGATTGTTCTCATTGACAATGATAATACTATTCTTGCCGCTTTACAAGCGGTCAGTGTTAATGATCAAGCTCACTTGACCGAGCTTTTAGCCTCGTTTACCGATAGGGTGGCGGAAGGAGAAGCATCTAAAACCGACCTTATCCGTTCCATTGAAGTCCGTGAAGACGCACTTGATCGTTGTTAAGGAGAAAATAAATGACTAGTGTTGTTGTTACTCGGGAAGATTCCCCCTTACGTTATAATAAGCTTCTCGTTCAAGTCATCGCAGTGGTAGTGGCCTTTGTCACTTCTATCCAGATGCAGGGTGCTGAGTGGGGACTCCCCCTTGGCACGGCTATCTCGGGTGTAGCTGCCGCACTTGCTGTCTGGTGGACTGAGAATACAGTAGCTGTCCCCCTGGGTAAGTTTTATGCTGCCATTACTACATCGTTCGGTGTGGCTTTGTCGGCCGTGATTGCTCAGTCAGAATGGCGAACGGCTCTGGCCACATTCATCGTCTCGGTCTTGGGCGCTTTCGCAGTGCTCATTACACCGAATGCTCAGCCCGCTACCCCACTTACAGTGGATCCAAAGGTTGTTGAGCCTCCTCGATAAAGGATATACCACACATGGCAATTACAGCTAAACCTCGGTCAGAAGTATTTGGAAACGCAATCCCTACCAATATGAATGGTACTGTTAGGGCTAAGCTTCTTCCGGATAGACCTTACTTAACCGCTCACTATACCGGGGTTGATGTCAACTATGCGGACCCAAATGATACCCCCGGAGAAATGAAATCGGTTCAAGCTTGGGCTGCTTCCGCTGCTAAGGGAACACCTTGGGAATATAACTGGGTCCTCGATAGTCAGGGTTTTGTTTGGACCTATGCTGGAGAATATACTGCAGCTCATTCAGCTGGAGAAAACTCTCTTGCTCACGGGGTCCTTTTGTTACTAGGTAACAAGGATGATCCTCCCCCGGTCATGATTGATGCGTTCCGCAAGCTTAGATATGAACTTCAACGAGACCACATGATTGCTCTTAACCATCAGGTTAGGCAGCATGGACAAATGCCTGGTGCTAATACGGGATGTCCCGGTGAACTCGTTAAGGCTAAGTGGAACTCGTTTCTTGTACCCTGGACAGAGGCCCCTCCACCCCCACCACCTCCAAGCCCCAATGACTACATCATCTCCTTAGATCCATTTGGTACCTTTGTTATTAGCGAACAGTATCGGTGGCCTTATGGTATGGCTAAGTACTTATATGGCAATGGAGACCTTTGGCCCTGGATTAGCAGGTTCAACGGGTTGAAGGATGACCTTAGTGACTGGCCCGCGTCAGGAACTAAGATTAAGATTCCTAGTTTAGGAGAACCCATTACTGGACGCAATGACACTGCCTATGCTGGAGTGACTCTTCGAGTTCCACCCGAAGCGGCTGCCGCAGCGATTATTGGTGTGGTATACCCTAACGAAAGTTTTGCTAAACGAAACAGTAGGGTTCCTCTTCAATTAGCTAGATGGAATGCTGGGCAAACTGAGTTCAAGCCTGGTGAGATTGTTTTTGTTGAAGTAAAACCCTGACAGGTAAGGCCCGTGCTGATTGAGCAATCAATTGGTGCGGGTCTAACTTGTGTGTTTGCTAATTTGATCCCTACGATGAGAGAATGACTGAATCGCTTGATCACTGCTTGAAGCATACTTGATTGATTAGGGACGCTTAAGGATATTGACACACAAGGAAAAGGCCCCGGGATTGCCGGAGCCCTTCCCTCTCGCTTAGCAGCAGATAGTGGAGTGCGATTCCCGCTCTCTGCCTTATTGGGGGTTAGCGATCACTCGTCGTCGTCGACTTCCTCGAACTCTTCATCGTCATCGTCAGCAGGCGGGGCAGTCTTGGCGGCCTTCGTCCCCTTGGTCGGAGCCGGCGTCTTGGCAGCAGCCTTGGCGGCCTTGTCAGCCTTCAGCTTGTCAAGAGCGGCCTTCTTACCAGCCTCGATTTCTCCAGCACCAACGGCCTTGAGAACGGCCTTGACCTCGGGGTCATTCGGACCGGACCAGGAATAGCGGCTCTTATTACCAGCCACGATTTCACGATTGATACGGGCGTTGTCCTCACGGGCCATCTTGCGAAGCAAGGTGCGAACCTCTCGAGGACTGTACTCCTTGTCAGTCTTCTCCTTGAGAAGGGCGATCAGCTGACGAACTCCCCAGACGTCATCCTCAACCTTCTTACCCTTCTTGGGGGTCTCGTCCTCAACCTCGGCATCGAGCTCTTCGAGCTCAACCTCATCATCCTCGGTCTCTTCGACGACTGCGGCGGGCTTTCGTGCCATGTGCTTATGATTCCTCTCACTATCGGGGTGAAGAAAATGCCCTCACTCATTGCCGATGCGATCAACTATAATCGACGCAAGCGCATTCGTCAAGGCAAACCTGATAACTTGTTCTAGCCATATTCTACAGCGAGAATGAGTGATTTGACTACCTCGTCTCTAGTCATATATAATTGATGCATGACACAAGAAAAGGGGCGAATGCTCCTCACTACCGGCAGTCGAGAGTTTACTGACATTGGACTTATTAGGTCCGAGTTATCTCGACTTTCAGCTCCCCATTATGTAATGCATGGAGGTGCTAAGGGGGCCGATCGTCTGGTCTCTACAGTTATCCAAGGTGAATACGACCCGAATCGTAAGCCCCAGGCAAAGCCTAATGGGATCGATGGGTTGATCGAGATTAGGGTTCCTTACCTCTCTATGCAACTGCGACGTGGAGGACATAAGCGCAATGAGGCAATGCTTCAAATCTTATCTTCGTTTAGGGAGCTTGGCTGGGATTGTCATGCTATGGCTTTTCACTACGATATTCATAATCCTTCCCCTGGAACTAATGGTATGGTTGAGTTGCTTGATAAAGCCAAGTTCCAAGTTACCCATATCGATCAACAATCGGGGCAGGTCTTTTAGTGGGCAAAAGAACCGAGGTCTATCTTGAGGGTGTTTCTCCCTACCCCTCGAGCTGGGAACAAATTAAGAAACCTTGTGACTTTTGCGGTTTGGAAATCGTAGTCAATAACTTTCCTGACAAGCGACCTCGTACTCCTAAGTTATGGGGGATGGTTATCTGCGTTGATTGTGACCCTCGACACATTGATGACCGTTGGAAGAAAAAGGGAGCCAGAGTCATTCATCCTCGACGATTGTTGAAGTGCCAGTCGGTGAGACTCACTAAGCTTCTTGCCAAGCGAGGCTGCGATCACGAAGAACATGACCCCAAATGCTTCGCCTGTGTGGCAAAAAAGGTAGTCCGTGGCAAAGTATAAGTTCAAGACCAAACCATATAAGCACCAGGTTGCTGCCCTTAAAAAGCTGATGGAGCTCGAGGGGGTGGGAGCTTTATTGATGGAGCCCCGAACCGGGAAAACTAAAGTTGCAATTGATTACGTTAGTATTGCTCACCAAGTCGGACAATGTAATCGTGTTTTAGTACTTTGTCCCTCAGCCGTTATCGATGTTTGGGTAGACGAAATTACCACACATTGTCCTTGCCGGCATCGGATTACGGTGTGGGACAAGCGAGGCCGCAAGAAGGTTGATCTGCCTCGATTTGGTTCTTCAGTCCTTGACTTTGTAATCATGAACTATGATGCCTTCTCTACCCCTGGGGCAATTACAGGTAAACGAGAAGATGGTAGTGTTAAACGCTCGAGGAAGAAAGGTGGTAGATATGACATCAAACGAAAGATTAAAGAATGGATGCCTCAAGCCATCATCTGTGACGAGAGCCACCGAATCAAATCTACTACAGCAGTTAAGAGCAGGGTTCTTCACTCTATTGGACCCATCGCTCCTATACGTTTGGTTCTTACAGGTACAGCAGTCACCAAGAAGAAGCGAGTCTTCGACCTCTATAGCCAATGGAAATTCCTCAACCCAGAATCACCCCTAATTAATAGGGGCGGCAATAGACTTACGTTGGGTGAGTTTAAAGGACGATTCGGGGTCTGGACAGATCGTAATGGTTACCCTCAATGGTTGAGGGAACGCAATACTAAGACCTTACATAAGTTAGTTCATGCTGAGTCTTTTGCAGTCTCAAGGGATGAATGTTTTGATTTGCCGGAGGCTTTCCCAGATCAAATTATCCATGTCCCTCTCGAAGAATCAGCCAAGGTATATGACCAGATGGCTGAAGAGATGGTTGCCATGATCAAGTCGGGGGAGATTACTGAGGCAAGCATTAAGTTGGTTCAAAACTTACGATTCTCTCAGATAACCTCAGGCTTGGCTAGAACTGCTCCTACTGCTGAGTACCCCGAGGGTCGTACTGTGATTATTGGTTCCGAGAAACTCAGAGTTCTTGAGGATCTGTTGATCGACTGGTTCGACCAAGAGGAGAAACTTATAATTTGTGCTAGATTCAAGGCAGATATCCAGCGGATTGCTCAGCTTTGTCGAAAATTAAAGGTCGAACCTAACGTTCTCATTGGGGGACAGAAAAGGGAGGTAAGGACAGAACATATTCGTCGCTTCAGGGATAAGCCTGGTCCAGCCGCATTCATCATGAACCCCCAAGCAGGGTCGATGGGCATTGATCTACGTACCGCCTCGACGATGGTGTGGTATTCAATGATCAACTCCTTCGTTGACTATAGTCAAAGTAGGGATCGTATTGCTTTGTCGGGTAAGGCCAACCGTTTCGTCTTCTTGCTTGCTGAGGGTACATATGATGAACTACAGTATGAAACCTTGGGGGATGATGAAGCTCTAGTCAAGATGATGATGTCGTCGCCTGAGCGACTGTTGAGGGGGTTTAAGTGACCCCAGTGCAAGAACAGGGCATTTGCCCTCGAGAACTTGGTTTTGATATGATGCTAATGCGAAGAAAGGGGTCGAGTTGTTTATCGTAGAAGGGCCAGATGGAGCTGGCAAGACCACATTAGTTGATAGGTTAGAAAAGGAGCTTGGCTTTCAACGCCAGGCTCGGGTAGTGTCAAGTGAGGCTGAAGCACAAGTACCACTTGGGCCTTGGACTGAGGCTCAAATTAATGATGGCTTTGGGCCTAAGTTATATGATCGGTTTGCTCTCATCTCAGCTCCGATGTATATGTATCTTCCCAATCGTACTTTTACTGCCCAGTTTACCGATCGTATTTGGTTGACTGAGATGTGGCGAAAGTTTTGGATGGTTGACGCAGCCATTGTTATCTGTTTACCGCCCTTAGAGGATGTTCAAAAGAATGTAGACGGGGATGCAAGTAATCTTGTAGTTCATGACTACATTGACGAGATTTACTGGAGCTACCATAACTGGTATTGCCAGCAACGATCTCTGTATAATACGTCAGTTATTCTCTGGGACTATACTCAACCCAATGAGAAGCAACTTTGGGGAATCAGTCAATGGGCCAAGGCTAGAGTTGAAACACATGAAACATGGAGGAGAAGGTCATGGAAGATCGCTTCGGCTTAATGCTGAAGATGCAGTTGGAACTCCAACAGCAACACATGAAGGATGGTGATCCTCGATTCTTAGAGGGGGACCACATGGCTGAGTTCATGAGATGGAATGCTTGGGCTGTTGAAGATGAACTTCACGAAGCTATGGCTGAAGTAGGGTGGAAGCCCTGGGCAACTTCTCGTCACATTAATCAAGAAGCTTTTATGAAGGAGATGGTAGATGCGTTTCACTTCTTCATGAACATGCTTCTTTGCGGTTGTCAAGGATGGTCTCCATCACAAATTGCTGATGAATTCACCAAGATGTATATTGTGAAGAATGCTATTAACGCTCAACGACAGGCAAAGGGATATAATGGAGTAACTGGAAAATGTCCAAAATGTCATAGAGAATTAGAAGTAGGTTGTGATTGCGAAGTAGAGGATGTTTATGCCTGACCGAATTGACCCAGTAGTTGAAGCTCATTTAGCCAAGCAACGAGCCAGGGGATATGGCATTGATGAGCCTACTATTGTAGTGCCTCCTCCCCTCACGGGCAAGGCAGGAGAGATCCTGACCCATCTTCACCCGGATGAGCCAGTTTTTATTCTTCGAGCTCAAGATATTCTAGCAACTATGTCGGTGAAACATTATTTGACCTTGGTCGAAATGTATAGTCCTCATAGTATTCAAGCTGAACAAGTTACTGACATGGTAAACGACTTCATTGCTTGGCAACATGCCAATCCTAGTAAGGTGAAGTTACCCGACTGATGAAAGCTTATAGAGCTGATACCTTAACCAACCTCCATGACAAACTCTGTAATCGTTTAGTACATGCGGGTCGAGAAGACTTGGATGTCATCTCTACCGTCGATGTCCAGATTCACAATGTGATTGCCGAGGCTGAGTCGATGGTGTGGGATTTTGACTTGAAGAATCTCTGGCTTACACCCCAACGATGGACTATGATGGTGAGGCAATATATCCCCCGCCAAGATTTCATCGATTGGCTGGAGAAGTGCACTAAGTATATTGGAACTAAAGGTCGAGGCATCGCCTTGCTTCGTACTAATGTCGTTAAACCTAGAGGAGGTGAACAATTTGGAAACAAGGAATCTCGCAGATGGGGCTCTTGTATGCTGGCAGTTAGTTACAAGGCCATCCCGAGGCCCCAGATTACCCTTTATTCCCGAACCTCATACCTTGGTTACTTATCCGGACTTGATATCTCGATTGCCTGGATGTGTGGTCATTATCTTGCAGCTGAACTAGGATGTTCGGTCGAAGACTTTAGCTTTGTTTGGATGAATGAAGCTGCTCAGTACCATAACTTCAAATCTATGGCTTATCTTCTTAACCACCCAAATTCAGAACAACGAAAGCAATATCGTCGTTGGATTCGGTTCAGTGAGAATAAGCTTAGAGAAACTGGCGACTGGAATTATGTGTCTGAGCGACCAGCTATTATGCTTAGTCGTTCTTGGATGCAGCGGCTCATCAAGCTTGACCAAGAGGGCAAAACTCTTGGAGATATGACTTACAATACGTACCGAAGAATTCGTCGACGATACCACACAGAGGTGTTGGGTTACGAGCGAGCCCAGGAATTCGAGGGTTGGTCTTACTACAAGAATGGACCTAAGAAAGGGGAACAGAAGGAATTCTTCAAAGCCTATCAGCCACTTGCCTCAGTTAGCATTAAGGATCTTGACTTCAAAGGCATTCATTTGCCTTACAACCCGGGCGAATATGGAGCACCCCTATTAATCCAAGGGAATGGAGATGACTTTGACCTCGATGATGACGACGACTGACTTCCAATCGTATTACAGGAATGTAATCCGAGAGATTATGGATTTTGGAGAGGAGGTTGAGGTTGGAGAGTGGCAATCTCAGGACGTTAGAGATAGGCCTGAGATGATTAGTCGGGAGATTCGTCATTGTTCTTTTATTATGTCTGTTCCCGCCACCAAGACCTTTCTTCAGGAACTAGTTAGACCTAACCTCCCATGGGCTGAGGATCATTTTCAAGAACGAGTATCAGGTCAGCCCTTTAATCCCCCACCTAGTGAACTATGGTGGCCATTCAGAGTTAACAACAATGCTGCCTATAAGACTGCTGAACAGTTTAGTCATACTTATCCTGAGCGAATGTGGCCTAAGCGAGCAGGTACTCTGACTGACGGTGAAATGAGTATGAGAGGGATTCGGTTTACTTATGGAGACTTAGATGATGTTGTTAGACAACTCAGAAAAAATCCACTGACTCGTCAGGCTTATCTTCCCATCTGGTTTCCTGAAGATACAGGAGCTGTTAGTGGTCAGCGGGTACCTTGTACTTTGGGGTATCATTTCTTAACTAGGAAAGGAAAGATGGACATTGTTTACTATATTCGTTCTTGCGATGTGCTGCGCCATTTTACGGATGATGTCTACATGGCTGCCCGGCTCCTTCAATGGGTGGTGGCTCAGGTAGCCAATGAAGATATTTATCCTGGTAAGTTGGTTATGCACATTAGTTCTCTTCATCTATTTAGAGGAGACTACCCGATGGTAAATAAGATGCTAAGTGATTGGGACGAGGAGGCCGAAGATTATGGAGCGGCCATCTAGAGACCAAATAGTTATGGAGGTAGCAAATGCTTACGCCCAACGAGGAACTTGTTTACGGGCTCGGGTTGGAGCCGCCATCGCAAGGGACGGTAGAGTCTTGGTATCTGGGTATAATGGACCCGCAGCAGGTCTCGACCATTGCAGCCCTAGCTGCCTTGAGCAGAACGTCGGTGGTTGCCGTATTGCAGTACATGCTGAGGCTAACGCCATCGCTTATGCCGCTCGGCATGGAATTGCCACAGACGGCGCAACACTTTACACTACCCATCTCCCCTGTCTTGCCTGTTCCCAAATCATCGTTAATGCGGGCATTCAAACAGTGGTTTACCAAACGGACTACCGTGATCATTCTGGTCTTAATTTGCTCCGTGATGCTGGTGTTGATATAATGAAGCTGTGATGATCGAGCGCAACCCTGAGTGCCGTAACTGTAGACTTTGGCAGGGCACACGAGAAGTATGTGAAATGGGCTTCGGGGCTATACCCGCCGATATCATGGTAGTATCTCGAATGCCCAACTCCGGTATTTACCAGGAGATGATCGAGAAAAGCTTGGTTGAGGTTGGAATTGACCTTAAGACAGTTTACTTTACTTCAGCGGTTAAGTGCCGAAACTTTGATTTCGACGTCCGTCGAGCTGAGTTGAAAGGGTGTAAGCCTTATCTCGAGGCCGAGATTGCCGAAGTTAAACCTAACTGGATTCTTGTCTTTGGGAATGAGCCCCTTCAGCAACTGACTGGGAACTCAGGAATCACCAAGTATCGAGGCCGCACTTACAATCTTGGTGATTCGAAGTTGATTGCTACCGTATCTCCAGCCTCAGTGAGACGTAACCCAGGACAAATGGCTGGGTGGCAAGCTGACCTGATGTACTTTGTCAGCCAACGTAATGGTGTGGGGGATGCCATCAAGATTCCTCCTTTCCATGTAGCTAGAGACAAAGACAAACTTAGAAAACTGAAGAAAGCCCTTGAGACAGCTGACTTAGTTAGTTTCGATATTGAGACTACCGGGCTGGATGAGTGGGGTAAAGATAGTGCTATCGTTAGTTCGGCTTTTACATTACGACATGGTGATGATGTCAGTATTTGGTTATTACCTCTGTACCATCCGGAGTCTCCGTTCAGAACTGGGTGGAAAAAGGTACTAAGTTATTTGGCTCCTGCCCTCGAGCAGGTTCCTAAGCGAGTAGCTCACAATGGAAAGTTTGATTCTAGGTGGCTTCGAGAGTTTGGAGTCAACATGGATATGACTTTCGATACTATCTATGCTGCTTCTGTTCTTGATGAGAATAGAACCAAGGGTCTGAAGCCACTATGTCGTATGCTTCTCGGAGTTCCTCCCTGGGATATATCTACTAAGGATTTGCTTAATGAACCTCTCAACAAGGTTCTAAAATACAATGGTCTTGATACCTTCTACTGTTATCATCTTTATGAGATTCTTAAGACTGAGTTAATTGAACAACCTAGATCGTTGAGAATCTTTCAGAAGTTAATGATGCCAGCAGCCAATGAGTTGATCGAGATTGAACGTCGTGGGGTATGGTGTGACCCGATTAAGCTTGCTTCAGCAATCCAGATAGCCCATGAGATGAGGGATCACATCGACAAAGAGTTGATGGAGATGATACCCAATCCAGATGATGTGGATTGGCCAACAAACTCTAAGGGTAAGCCAGTTGATGTTAACTTTAATCCTAGTAACTTTGCTCGATGGTGGTTATTTACTCATCTTGGTTTGCCTATCATCTCGAGGGGTAAGGAAAAAGCTGACGGTAGTTTAGGTGACCCCTCCATGGCTGAGGATGTTATGATCGAACTTCGAAGTGTTGATCACCCAGTCATTCCTTTATTGATGGAACGATCAAAGTGGCAGAAGTATTGTTCAACTTATGTTAATCGTTACCAGGAGGTATCGGGTGAAGACAACCGAGTTCACACTACGTTCAAACTTCACGGCACTGTTACAGGTAGACTCAGTAGTGGTAAAGAGGATGAAGAGAAAATTACTTCGAGACGAGATCGAGGTAGTGGCGTTAATATCCAACAAGTCCCTCGAGACCCTTTTATCAGAGGTTTGTTTGGAGCTCCACCAGGATATTCCTTCGTCGAAGCTGACTTCGGCCAAGTGGAATTTAGACTTGCAGCGTTTATCTCCCGGGACCGCACTGCAATTTCATTTCTACAGCGAAACATAGATGTTCACCGAGAGATGGCTGCTCGAATGACGAGCAAACCTAGTGGGCAAGTTTCAAAGGATGAACGAAAGGCTGCTAAGCCAGTTAACTTTGGTTTCCTATACGGGATGGGATGGCGAAAGTTTATCCACACCGCCAAAGTAAAGTATGGGATTGACTTCTCTGAGAATGAAGCGAAGGATGCTCGGAAAACATTCTTCGACATGTATCCTGGTTTCTTGAAGTGGCATGCTAGACAACGAAGATTAGTTCATCATTTTGGTCGAGTCGAGTCACCTTTGGGTCGCATTAGGCACCTCCCAGATATCTTTAGCGGTGATGAGAATGTCGTTGCTGAAGCTGAACGCCAGGCAATTAACTCACCAGTTCAGTCTATGGCTTCAGACATGAACCTGCTTGCTCTGATTATTCTAACTAAGAAATTTAAGGGGATGGGACTTAGAGCTTATGTCTTGGGGGCAATCCATGATGCCATCAACTTCGAGATTCACAACGATGATCTGGCAGTAGCTCTACCGATAATCAAAACTACGATGGAAAACCTCCCGCTTCGTAGAATGTTCGGGGTAAACATCGACGTACCTATCATCTCTGACTTGAAAGTAGGTTCTCACTGGGGTCATGCACATGAGTTGAGCGATAAGGATGTTTATAGTTTTGCCGATATACAAGAAAGGTTCTTGATCAGAGATGGGTCGTAGAGACAAGACAAAGCCATTAGTTTTTGATCTAGCTAGGATGAGGGCCGATGTTCATGTATATCGTATGAGACATAAGTTATCTTTCCAAGAATTTCTTGACCTTGCGGATATTCCCGTCTGTAGTCATGCTCGACAACAACTGATGTATGATATTCTCCCCTCGCTGGAGACTGTAGTCAAATGGGCTAAAGTATGTGACCTAAGTTTAGATAGTTATATCCTTCCCTTTGCTTATGAGTATCACTATAGCCCTAAGGCTGAAGAACAAGAAGAGGACGAGGATGAAGAACGGGGTATTTGATCGGTGACCTCCCATGCGATATAATGATGCTATAGAAAGGGGCGATTTTGGAAGTCGGTCTTCAATCTAATCTCTATAGTCAGATCTATCATGATCCGGCAACGGGGCAACCAATTACTACCCACTCGATGCTGAAGACGATGAGGCACTGTCCTCGTCAAGCTTACTACAAATACGTTCGTCGACTTAAGCCCCAGATTCTGGGGCGGCCATTGCGTTTCGGGACATGGATGCATCATCTTCTCGAGGCTCTTTACAAGAGCGAAGATTGGGAAGCTAAGCATGCCGAGTTAACTATCGAGTTTAGTAAGCTGTTCGATGAGGAGAAGGACCGCATCGGCGATCTTCCTCGAGATTGCAAACGGACAATGAAGGCATATCTTTGGCACTACAAGGAAGATCCTTGGAAGGTCCATGATGTTGAGTTTGTTTTGGAAGTTACATTGCCTGATGGGGCTACCTACCGATGCAAACTTGACATGCTCGTTGAGAATCAGTATGGTCTCTGGATTGTCGATCACAAGAACCATAAAACCCTACCAAAGCTTGACTTCAGAATGCTCGATGCTCAATCCGCTCTCTATATCTGGGCAGCACTAAAGAATAAGATTCCTGTCCAAGGTCATATTTGGAATTATCTTCGATCGAAAGCCCCGGCGGTACCCCAGTTACTCAAGGATGGTAGTAGACTAAGTAAGACCGTAGTCGATACTGATTTTCTTACCTATGGTTCTGCAATTAAACGCTATGGTCTTGATCCCCGAGACTACATGGAACGACTGCAGTATTATAAGCGACAACGATATACTCCCGGGGAGATGCAGACTTCTACCTTCTTTCGAAGAGACACTCTCGAGAAGTCTCCAGCAATGCTTAAGCGAGTGGCGACTGAGGCATATCAAACTCATCTTAGAATGCATAGTTATCACTGGGACCATGTCGATGCTATCGAACGTCATCCCAGCAATGCCTGTCTTTTTCAGTGCAGTTACTTAGACATTTGCACTGCAGATCTTTTCTCTGGTAACTCTGAGTTGCTTGTTCGCCAGCGATACAAGGTTGGTGATCCGATGGATTACTACAATGACGAACGACCAGGTCAGGAGGAGAAGGGTGATTAAGTGGCTTAGAAGACTTTGGAAAAAGGAAGAATTTCCTGAGTTACCAGACGAGTTCGAACTCATTATCAAGGAGAGAATGGATGAGGGGAAGCAAGGCCAAGTCTCTACGACGCGAGCGACCGGATCGACCCAATCCCGGGCGCAAGTTCGGAGGCAACCTAAAGGAACAGGTCGATAGACAGGCTGGATTGAAGAGTCGCATTCGCAAGGCTATCGAGAAGCAAAAGCAAGATGGCTGATAAGGATTACTTATCAATTGCTAAGACCAGGGTTCATCGACCCTCTCAGTTGGATACTTATCGCTCAGTCTTTTGCTACGGTAGAAATAAGAAGGGAAAAACTTGGTTTGGTTTGAGCGCCGGTCGTGATAATACTATGGTATTAGACCCTGAGAATGGGACCGATGCCATGCGTCAAACTGACCCCTTCGTGTGGCCTATTACTAAGTGGGAGGATTTACAGGAAGCCTATGGCGCACTTAGAACTGGAAAATTAACTCCTAACTTCTTTCAACAAGGTGAATCTTCCACCCCCTTTCCTTGGCTTTCCGTCGATGGACTTACGCGCATGAACAATATGGCGCTGAAGTATGTGATGAAAGTTCAAGAAGAAAGAGATTTAGATCGCCAACCTGGATTCGTTCAACAACGAGACTATGGTAAGTCGGGGGAGTTAATGAAGCAGATGCTTGCTAACTTCCACACCTTGAAGATGAATGTGGTCTACTCCGCCCAGGAGAGAATGAAGGCTAACAAGGCCTTCGGTGATAGTGAGGATGAAGATGAGACTGAGGTTGATTATCTCATGGTCCCTGATCTTCCTGACTCAGTTAGGTCAGCAGTAAACGCTATTGTGGAGGTGATTGGGAGAATCTATACCACTAGGGTCACACTCAAAGACGGAAGTGAGAAGCTTCAACGACGTCTTTGGATTGGAGTCCATGAACGATATGATACTGGGTACCGCAGTGATTTCACACTGCCTGACATCATCAAGAATCCAACATTACCCAAGCTGGTACATGCCATGCTTGAAGGAGGACAATAATGCCTAAGGAATTCACTTCCGCTTCTGCTTCCCCCATCGACTTCTCCAATGTCAGTGACAGTGGGGCTACTTTCAATACGAAGCGACAGCCCGCTGGTGACTACGAGGCGACAGTCATCAATGTTTATGATGCTCCCTCGAAGAAGGATGGGGAGCCCCAGTGGCTGTTCGTTATTCAAGTCGGTAGTGGTAGTTATCCCTACTACTGCAAGTTGGTGGAGAATCAGCTTTGGAAGCTGCGTAACTTGCTGATTGCCGGGGGGCTGAATGTCCCCAAGAAGCGGATCAAGGTTGATCCCACCAAGATGATGGGGCGCAAGATTGCAGTTACTCTCGATGACGAGGAGTACGAGGGCAAGGATAAGTCGGTTGTTACCGCAACCTTCCCCTTGGCCGAACTCAACCCCGATGCTAGTCGGGATACCGAAGATGAAGAGGATGAGGACGAAGAGGAAACTCCTGCCCCCGCCCCTCGGAAGAAGGCTGCTCCGGTTGTTGAGGACGAAGAGGATGAGGAAGAAGAGGAGGAGGCTCCTGCTCCGAAGAAGAAGGCTGCCGCAGTGGTCGCCGATGATGACGATGAGCTTGAGGAACTCGACATCGACATCTAACCCATGAATCTGAGGGCCTGGTCTAGGTATTGTTCGCCCCTTTCCCTGGACCAGGCCTTCCTTTATGTTAGGACCAGACGATGACCGCTCAACGAGAATCAAAACTAAGCCGCTTCATTCAAACTACCCTCAGAGCTAACGGCGCATTCTGTTTCAAGGTGTGGGGTAGTGAGCATATGATGGCTGGACTACCAGATATCATAGGATGTTACAAGGGTAAGTTCTTTGGTTTTGAAGTTAAATTGCCCGAGAAGCGAGAGCATGTTTCTATGAGACAGCTCTATGTTATGGAAAAGATTAAGGAGGCCGGTGGAATTAGTGCAGTTATTTGTACCCCAGCTGAAGCCCTGGATCATTTGAAGTTGATTCAATGATGAATCACGCATCAAGCATACTTCTCGCATCTCTGGGATTATTTGGGAATACTCTCGATCGAACTCAAAGCAAATGAAAGGCGCATGACATGAATGGTTTTATCTACAAGGCTGATGATGGTTTCCGCTGGCGGCTCAAGGCACGAAATGGTAGACTTATGGCTGAGTCAGGAGAAGCTTATGCTAGCAAGGGAAATGCTGAGCGAGGTATTCTTAGATTACTAGAATTGCTTGGTGCTAAGTGGATTCCCATCTGGTACATGAAGAGGGGAAAATGGGTTCAACTGGGGCAGTAAACATAGAGTCTGCCGAGTATTGACACAGCGTTCTCCCCTTTGATATAATTATACTAATGATTGAGGGGGCAACTACCCCCAGAAAGGAAAACCATGGATGAGATTCTTACAGTTTCTCAGTTAATTGAGCAGTTACAACAGTTTCCTGGCGATGCTTTAGTGATGACAGTAGTTGTAAAATATCCCGGGGAATTTACATTGAAGCCTGATATGGATGGTAATATGCGTTGGGATTCAGGCTCTGATGTTGAGGTACAACCGCTCGAGGAAGAGCCTATCATGTATGATGGGCAAGTATGGATCGTTACTGAGCTTGATGAATATAACCCTGAGCGAGCGATGTTGAATGGGGCTGGATCCCATCTCGAGTGAGTCGACAATTAACACTACTAGAAATCTTACGTGAGGATAAATACTATCGTCAATGGTTTCAAAAGCCCCCCGTTCTTAAGGTCTTTGGTACCACACTGCCCTGGCGGCTTTATGTACAGAAAGAAGAGGGGGGCAGGTGGGCCAGGGCTGACTACGATAGCTTTCCTAAGGCTTATAGTGCGCTTAGGCTAAGGCTAACAGAATACCACGATGCTGCTATCCATAGTAAACGTCAGGCATTTGCTCCACCAGTACTTAAGATATCTGGTAAGAGGTATAGAATGCCTATGCCGGATGGACACTTGTGGTGCTCTTATTGCCGCCGACCAACTCTGTTCAAGTATTTCTCAAAACATCCCGCACTAAGTTATACAAATCCGGAGGAGTTAAGATGTCTGATATGCGGAGCCCGGGAGGCGGGGATGAAGCGGTATCGGAGCCCCCTAAACTGGCCGTTAAAGTAGGTAGAATTTTTACAGTAGAAGAAAAGGATCTTGATCGTCTTCCTAACGGTAAGTACGATGTCGTGGGTCAAAGTACAATGTTTGTTGTAACTGACGATGAGTTTGAGGTACTCAACGACTTACGTCTTCGACGAGTTGAGTGAGTCAAGTGGGATACGTATGTATAGGTCTAAGGTGGACTTTTGCTTTCAACCAGCCCGATACGCGGAGACGATCTGGCAGACCGACGGCGACTATCTAGTGGCTCAAGCGACGACAGCAACATTGGAGACCCGGGACCGGGGTACCTGTATGGAACCGTGACAGGACTGGTTTGTTGAGGTTCTCACCAAAATTGTTGACAATGGATATAGGGTTTGATATGATACACTCAATGATATCGCCCCCTATGATGAGGGGGGAAAGGAAAAACTATCATGACTGATTGGCTGCAAATCTGCGACGACATCGACGACGGTGCGCATGACGAGGGATTAGATCAGATTGCTAAGGCAATCACTTCCCGTCGTGAGGTAGTTGCTCGACGAAACGGTCGACGACTTCAAAGGGAACTTAAGGTTGGCCATCGAGTTCTCCTTACCAACGGCATTCAGCCTCGCTTCCACGAGGGAATGATCGGAACTGTCAAGGGGATTCAGGACGGGGCCGCACGAGTCACACTCGATGATTTGCCCTCGGGCCGAGGTCGTCCGCCTGCTGAGGGTCGTTCCAAGCGACTGCTCGTACCCTTCATCCATCTTCAGCTTCTTGACGAGGATGACATTCGATTGACGAAGCAGCCCGCCCAGGATCCTTCTGAGGTGGGTGACGACAGCGACTACGAAGAGCTCGATGACGACGACTGACCCTATCATCCAAACCTTTTGGGAAGATGTCGAGCCAGGTACTAAGGTCCGATGGTCGACTCCTAATGCCACACATTATGGTGTGGTAATCAGTCGAGATGATCAATCGTTGATCTTAGATCTTTGGGATCAGGATAAGCCAAAAGTATTGCCCGATGGGCTCTGGTATTTTGCCCAGGGAAAGATCAACCCAAACGCAGAAGAACATTTGGTAATCTTGTCTGAATTCCCGAAAAATTTTGGCCAAGAATCGGGAAAGTTGAAACCACGTCATGACGAGGCTGAATGGATCACTGTCCAAGATGCTATTGCAGTAATCCCGATGGATCCTAAGCAACTTCGACGACATCTTCGTAATGGGGTGTTTCAAGCGAAACGTAAAGAAGATCGTTGGTTTATAGACCGAGAATCGTTCATGTCAGTGTGTGCTAAACGTGGCTGGCTATAGGATTCAAAAACAGAAAGAAGGAACTCATGTATCTTACTGGCCTGACCCTAGAGGCCCAGGGTATGGTAGCTGCGAGCGAGGAACGATCGTTTCTCATATTGGAGATACTGTGTCCGTATCCTGGTATTCAGGACAAAATGAGGGATTGGTTGAACGCTGGTCAGCCCAGGATTTGCGATATCGGTTGGATCGGGGACAAATTATTCTTAAGTCTCCGCCACGAAAACGACGATTTAGAATCCCTAAAGACGAATTGGCTTGTAAACAATGTGGGCGCTTACGCAAACTTGGTTGCAACTGTATTCGGGTGGGAGCCCCAAAACCAGAAGAATGGGGTCACAGAGTTATAACAAAAGAGTTGACATCGGTAAAAGGGTTTGATACTATTGACTTAATTGATAGGGGGCGGCATGATGACCGCCAGAACAGGGAAGAGGAACACATGGCTACTGATATTGACACCGAAGAAGAGACAGAAGAGATGCTGTCCGCAAAGCAGGCAGCCACCAAGTTGGGAACTGATGCTCGAACCCTCAGAAAGTTTCTTCGCAAGAAGAATGGCCTCGTGGGGCAGGGTCAGCGCTGGGTGATTGATCCGGCTGACATCTCAAGCCTAAAGAAGGAATTCGAGGCTTGGAACAAGGGTACGGGTGAAAAGGCCCCAAAGCCGGCCCCCACGAGTGACGAAGTGCTCGAGGAGATTGCTGAGGCTGAAGAAGAGAATGACTTGCTCGAGGATCTTGATGACCTCGATGAGCTCGAGGACTGACGGGGCTCATCATCGCCAGAATGGCTACATAGTGCGATCGCATTAGGGTCCATCACCTTCCCTAGGTCTGGTCGCTGGGTATAGCAACCCCGTCATAGAGGGGGTCAGGGGTACCATCCCCTGGCCCTCTCGCTTTGTAGTAACAAAAGAGTTGACATCGTATTAGAGGTTTGATATAATCTAAGTATGATGAATAAGTATTCTGATGAAGCTCGAAAACTCAACTACGATTTGACTGAAGAACGACTTAAGTTAGAACTCCGTTCCATTGATATCGCCGGCGATGACACTCTTATCGAAGATTTGATGGAGTTGTTAACTCTATGGAAGGCCGATGAAAGACTCAGGGTTTTGGATTCAGCACTTGCCTTATTTGCACACATCATCGACGACTCCGCGTTCGAGGGACTCACCAGGCTCGACGTATGGGGAGCCTGCCTCGATACTGCTATGATCTGGGAAAGGGGTTAACAATGCCAGTTAAGGGAAAAGTTACTTTGCTCGAGGGAGAACGACGCTTTAAGCAGGTTGATTGGGGCTCTGCCGAACTTCCCCCTTGTCAGGCTCCAATGATGGGCCATGGAGTTCTTCAATGCAAGAAGCCAGGAGAGTTCGATACTCCCACTAAAGCTGGGCCTTGGGCTGACCTTTGCGAGGATCATGTAATTTCCTTGACATACGAACACATTATGATAGGATTTCACCGAATCCGTCATAAGCCATAACTCGACTAGGCGAGGATAAATAGAAGTTAAGCCTAGTGCGGCCCCAATCGGGGCATCTTACCCACCGCAGTAAGCTGCTGCAACAAGACCTTAAGGATTCCTGGTTTTGGGCTTGAGGAATCTAGGTTAGGGTTAGCTCCCCTGAACTGCAGATAGGCTCTGAGAGGACGCTCTCAGGGCTTTTCTGTAGTGTTGAGAAGAGGGATCGAACAAAATTGTTGACATTGGCTAGAAGGTTTGATATAATCTACGTATGATGATCAAATATTCCGATTGCCACTGCGAGGATTACCCTTGTTGTGGCCACTACGACACCGTATATGGTGATGAGCAAGAACTTCGTGAATACGACGAGTTCGACCACGATAACTATGATCCGGATGAAGACGAAGACCTCGATGACGAAGATTACTGCGAAGGTCATGAGTCTCTCTCCGGCCCGATGGGGGTCACTCAGTACTGCGACGGCAGTTGCAAGCGACACAAAGTTAAGGTGAACGCCTTCGGACAACGACTTCGTCATGACGCACCCGAACTTCCCGGAGACCATTTCCTGGAGGATGCTCAGGAAGGATATTACGATGAGGATTGAGATGGTAGAACAGGCCCCGGCAGTTAAGGGACCTCTTGACTGGGTTATCATCAACCAATATATCCAGGATAACGGAGAAGTCCCTAATGTCGAGGGGCTTCACCGATTCACCGGTACTGTCCTCGCTTACCGCAAAGAAAGTAACTACCCTTACTGCACTTGGTCTCAGGTGTGGTATGACGAGGCCGACGGTCAATGGTGCTTTGGTAATGGATATTACTTCGAAGACCTCGACCTCGCTCGATTCCAGTTCGGTCTCAACATTGCTAACAATTGTTGGGGCGCCATTCACCGAGGGCTAAAGTCAACAAAATGAACAAGGTCTCTCCCACTGCTCAAGAGATCAAGGATCTCGATACAGAGGTCCATAATTATCTTCTTAGTCTCGTAGAAGACTGTATGGCAGTTACCACACAAGAGACTAAGCTGGACCTCATTGCCAAGATTCTAGCTGTTGGGCTTAGTGCAGTTCATGAGCGAATTGGGGATTATTGGATCTGGGATAAGGCGGCAATGTCATGACCTATTGGGTAGTTTTTTACGAGGACTCATGGGAACACTTTATAACCTTGAAGTCTGTATGGCGTACAGAAGCTGAAGCTAAGATTGAAGTAGAGATTCTGTACCAAGAAGAAAAGGCGGGTCAACACCCTGACTATCGACCAGTACGCCATGACTATCAACCAGTAGAAAGCAAGCTTTAATTGTTGCCCGGGTGGCGGAATAGGCAGACGCGGGGGACTTAAAATCCTCTTCCATAAGGAGTACGGGTTCGATCCCCGTCCTGGGCACTATGTACAAATATAAAATCCATAAAGCTTTTGGGGACCCAATCAGAGGTCTACAACCTATTGTGTGTGGACCTCCCTATATGCCTAGTCGATCTAACCATACTCCGAACTGGGAAGATGTTACTTGTGAGTCTTGTCTCCGTCGTCGTAAGGCTATTGAAGGTCAAAGAGAACGTAGGTTGGCTAAGGTACGTATTAGAAAAAGCCAAAGTCAAAGAGCTAGGTATTTTGAGAAGGCTCAGATTTTAGCTGAGAAGAGGGAGATGGAGATTCTAGACCTTCAAAATGACTTCTACGACAATGTCGTTGACAATGGCAGTGAAGTTTGATATAATCTAAGTATGATGCGAATTAACGACCGGGAAGTTGAATTGAACGAGGTAGAGATTGAAGCCAGGGATGACTTCGATGATCTCCTCGACCGGGGATTCTGCACTCCAGATGCAGTTTCTCATGTTCGATCCATCTACGGTGACCAGCTCACCGACGAGTTTTACAGGTATATTTCGGAATGACTTCTGAAGCTCTTAATTTCTTTCTTGGGGTATTATTCGGAGCAGCTTGCTTAGCTGCTGGTCAATGGTTCGGAGGACGAAGATGAAGTTCAGAACTGAATCCGGAGCTCTCTACATTTTTGTTGATGGGCAGTTGACCCGCTTCGCCGAGCATCCCGTCATCGAGAGGGCTGATGGCTCAGACATCCCGGCTGATAAGACATGGGACGTTCCTGCCACTCTTGTATATCCTGAGCTTTTTCGGGTTGGCTCGAGAGTTCTTTTCGATACAATCCATGGCCCGATTCGTACTACTCCGGTAAAGGAGATCCTCGATGCCTGAGGAAGAGCTGGTCAAAGAGCGATGGGTGTTCAAGTATCGCTACTACGATAAGAAGGACCATAAGATTCATGGTGTATGGAGAAATCACCATGGTAATGAGGCCAGTTTCTCTATCGTACCCTCCCATGCCTCAGCTGGGTCAGTATGGTTAGTTGAGACCACACCCGATGGGACTAGGGCCGCTATCAAGAATGTAAGATTCGTAGGAGCCGGCAGCGGAGAACTTGGAGGAGTAACAGCAGCAGAAAAAAGGGCATGGCATCTCACGGATAGAGCCGCAGTCATCGAGCAGAGGAGGGTTAACGCAGCTAAGAAATTGGCCGCTCAGAGGGACTTGGGAAATTTGACTTTGTATGAAGTGGCTACAGAAATCCGAACAGCTAGATCGGATATGAGAGTGGCCATGATAGCAGCCGTTATCAACTATTTAGGATGGTAAAAGTGAAGAAGTTTATTGTTGCAGGAGTTCTTAGTCTCGGTCTTTTGGCTGGGGGGGCCGACCAAGCGGTCGAAGCGCATGGTAATTGTAGCTCAGACGTAGGCACACGTGCGGTGCAGTCCTATTGTACTGGAGTTGATCACCACCTTGGCTTCCGAGTTGTGGGATATGCTCGTCGACCAGGAAGCTCTAATACGCTCCTTTTCTACGGGCCCTTTGTTACTAGTGGCCATACCTCAAGTGTTACCATTCCCTCCTCCTATTGGAACTTGGGATATAAGTTTTATGGCTTGATGGTTGACTACTATCACGACTGAGACCTCAATAGAATAGTCAAGTTGACAAGTGACTAAACTATCAATTATGATGACTTGACTATCCAAAGGAGGACCGAGGTCGAGTGAATGGAAACTGAGCAACAGTTAGCGATTATCACCAAGGCATGGGGTAAGCAACGAGGATTTTGTTTCTTTCCCTATATCCGAGGCAATGCCCGAGACAAGAAGGAGAGGATCCTCAGTTACAATGAGGGTCCTCCCTTCATGTGGCCTAAAGACAAAGTACAAATTATAGCCCACCTCAACCAGCATAAGGGGGATGATGTTTACTGGTGTCCATCTCTTTTTGAGGGGCCTAAGCGACGCCTTGAATTGGCTATGGATGAACACGCTCTTTGGGCAGACCTCGATGAGGTTGATCCCAGAGAAATCGAGGACTACCCTCCAACCATTAGCTGGGAAACTTCTCCTGGAAGATATCAAGCTTTGTGGCTTATCTCCGGTGGTGATATTCAGGGTGCTTCCTGGGCTGGCCGAGAAAACCAACGCCTCACTTATCATCTTAGAGCGGACCAGTCTGGATGGGACACGACGCAATTACTACGCATACCTGGATGGGCCAACCATAAGCCAGAGTATCGAGATGCAGAAAATAACCCAGCACAGGGAAGGTTGATCAATGGCAATGGAAGACGATACCTTGTTGATGAGTTTGATGAACTACCTGACGTCCCCAATGCGGCCGTGGTGGTTGACATTCTCGAAGATGAAATCGACCGCGTCGATAGGCACGCCATCTGGGGTAACGTTCGACTCAAGGTATCTCATCGGGTCCGTGAGTTCATGGCGGCTAAGTCAGCATCGGGTGATCGTTCTGACACTCTCTGGGAGATTGAGCGAGAACTGGCTGATGCTGGATGTTCGGTTCCAGAAATCGTGGCCCTGGTTCGAACTACAGTCTGGAACAAGTACACCGGACGATCTGACGAGATCCGAAGACTCACGACCGAAGCGGCCAAGGCCGTGGCATTACGGAGCACTTCATCTAAGGATCCAAATACCCTCGAGTTTTTCCGAGATGCTGAAAGACCTACCCCGGTCAACCTCTTCCTCCTTGTCAAAGATTTACCCACACCTCAATGGCTGGTACGAGACGTACTTACGCAAGGCGCTGTCGGATTTATTGCTGGACAACCAAAGTCCTTCAAATCGTGGTGCGCCCTTGATCTTGCTCTTAGCGTCTCGTCGGGTCAGCCTTACCTAGGACATTTTCCCGTCGAGCTCCCCGGCCCAGTTCTCTATATTCAAGAAGAGGACTCAGGACCCATGGTCAAAAACCGCCTGAACAAAATTTGGCCGGGTAAGATTGGAGATAAGCTCAAGGTTGATGAGGGAGAAGTACACTGGCTCCCCGGTGAAGATGTCCTCGAACTACCTCCCATCACCTCTACCATCGGGGCTACCTTCATTATCTCTGACCCAGGCTGGCAGGTATGGCTTGACGAGATTCTGGAAAAGGGCTACCAATGCGCCGAAGACACAACTAACCCCAACATCGGTAACCCCTACCGCCTCATTGTTCTAGACCCACTGATGATGATTGCCGGCGAAGTCGAAGAGACTCGTGCCCAGCAAATGACCGAGAAGATCTTCAAACCCCTAAAGACCCTCGCCCGCAAACATCACCTTGCCGTCCAGATTGTACACCACATGAAGAAAACTGATCCTAGGGGGGCTCCACAACGAGGGGGTCAACTTCTCCTCGGCTCAGTCGCTAACCATGCCTGGGCAGAAGACTCACAATACTTCAAGTCTGGGCGGGGTGGAACTATAGTCTGTGAACAAGAAAGTAAGCAGGCCCCGGTCCCCGGCTTCACCATCTCTCACATCCGCAACCGTCGCTGGGAACCAGTCGTCACGGTCGATCCCTCAAATAACGGGGATGACGAATCACATGATCATGGGGGGCACCCTACCCAAAAATCCCAGGGAGCAATCAGAGAAGCCCCGAGGTCAAACGGGCACTCAAATCGCCGAATGGGCAAGACGGAGAAATTTCTCCTCGAAGCCACCGAACCCCAAACGGCTTCTCAAATCGCTAAGGCCACCGGTCTCTCAACCGCCGCAATCTACAAATGGGTCGGCCGAGCCACGGCACAAGAAACAGTCACAAGAACCTCAAAAGGTTACACCCTCACAAGAAAGGCCCGGGAATCACTTCATGGCTAATATTATAGTCAACGAGGCTGCCAGACTATACATCCAAAAATATAGTGTAGTTTCGCCATGAGTGCATATTCAAGTGAGCATTCGAGTTGTAGTTTATAGTATATGTACCGCTTGACGCGTACAATACTACTAAACTCGCTACTTGAATGACTCATACTCAACTCACTACAAAACAACGATTAAACTATACTATACACAAGATAAGGAGAATCTAGGCTACATGGCTGATAATGCCAAATCAGATACCGGGGACAATCCTAACACTCCCAACACTCCTGGATCAACTAACACTCTTCCACTAACCCTCCGAAAGGCCATAGACAGTGAATACGCCGGATCCGACCCATACCACAGAGGCCGACGAGACGCTATTCGAGAACTCTACGAATCCGGCGGGCTGCCTCAGTCTCAGCTCGGTCTTGAGATCCTGTTCCTTCTCCCGGATCCCTTTGTTAAATTCTATTCTTCTCTTTTCCACCAAGCGCTTACCGGGGGAGACAGCCGAGCAGTATCAGGAACGGGTGGAGGAATTGAGAAAAGTCGAGGAAAGCGTAATGGCATTGTACTCGGAAGCGAATCTGGGCTCCAAGCGCAAGGCACGGGAAAACGATACAAAAACCCAACCAATATGGTGGGCTCGCTCGCAGCTCTCAGAACTAAGGAAACGCTCGACAAAGAACTCGCCGAACTTGTCAGACTAGGAACAAATGCCCTACGTAGATATAGGTCTAAGGCGGACTCTATGGGTCAACCATCAACAGAAGGTCATGGCGCCGCGGATTCTGTTAGGTGTCATGGAAAGTATCTCGGCCGCAACGGGCATATGCGGGGATGTGGCAGATTCGTCCGGCAAGGCTGGAACTTCTGCCCGACTTGCGGTACAAGAGTGGAACAGTCAGGGTAACAAAGAAGACCAGGGGGCAACTCTACTGTTTACAATGGCACGCAGGTATGATAGAATAAACTATGATCAATATTGAACCTGATGACGAGGGCCTCGTTCAACGAGCGCTCCGCATCTACCATGGCCTGCTGGTCAATAACCATGAAATGCTGGAGCTCCAGCTGATGGTCCTAGGCGAGGATCCAGCTCAGATCGGACAAGATGTCGATCGGCTCGAAGAGCTCAACTACCGCTACCCCTTCCTAGGAGACTGATTCTGATGCCAAAGATTCTCCGCCCGCCCCCCAACGATGGGGCTGCCTGGCACTGCGGACTGGGAGTACCAAAGCCGAAGCCTGAATGGTTCGGTAACTGCGGCAAACCCGCCGTTTGCGTAGTAGTTGGGCAAGGCGCCCGCTGCGCTGAACATGACCCGGAGGCTAACAATGACTGACCATATCTCAGAAAGGCTTGAACGGGTCTTAGCTGATGCCAAACAGGCTACTGCCGCTCAGGAACGAATCAACCTCATCTTGGATCAGGATGTAGTCGGTGAAGATAAGGCCAATGCCGCCTCCTGGGCTATCCGATCTTTTCTTCTTGCTGACCTTGACGACGTGATTTCCCATACTGACTCTCCTGACTGGGTGAGAAACGAAATTTGGGGCAAGCCCTGGGACGAATTCTCTTGCTTCGACCATGGTGAACGACAGGCCCTTGACGATGACGAACTGATGACCATTCTCAAGGGCCTCCATATCCTGTTCCATCACGAATACTCGAAGGATAACCTTTCCCAACTTGCCATGAGCTTCTCCCTCTGCCCGATGCACTTTGTTGACTGGGCCATTTGCTTTGACGATGAAAATCCGGAATGCGAACAAATCCGGACCATCTTTCCACACAGCCATGACACCTGAGGATGACAATGCCTGAGCCAACTGACCGGGAGTTGCTGGAACGAGCTAAGCGAAACCGGGCATACCATAAACGGTACAACCGAGTCCGGTGGCGGGCGATGGCTGCCCTCGCTAAACTGTATCCTGAGGACTTTGATCGGCTCATCGGGGAAATGATGTTCCGAGAGGATAACGAGGAGGACTGGTGATGGATACGTGGAAATACTCGGAAGACGAGCTCGAAGGCATGGTCAAAGGACTCCGGGAGGCGAAGCTCAAAAGTAAGGCTGGGGCTAGGTTGAAGGTAGAATTAATTTCTGCTCTGGAACGACGAACGGAATCACGGTCTAGAGAGGCTAGGGAAGCGTTGATGGAGTGGGTCAAGAATGGACGACGGGCTCCGAGGTAACAAAGAAGACCGAGGCTGTTGACATTGGCTTATGAGTTTGATATAATCTTAGTATGATGACGAATCAAACACAAAGCTCTCAGTACGACTTCCAACAGGAACTCGCTGATGCTCAGTACGCTCTCAATAGGGCTATGACTGCCGCTCAGGACCTCGGGCTTTACGGTTTCGCTCAACAACTCGTCCAGGCTAGGGACGAAATCTGGGCTCAGCGACAGGCCCTCGACCCCACACTGAAGGACTGAGAAGGGACAAGGTGACGACATGAGGATTCACGAGAACCGTGCACCGCATACGCTGACCTGCCGATGCGAGGACTGCACCGAGTGGGTTCACAGCCACCATGAGGCTGCTCCGGAGTATGGGACTGAGGCTTTCATCGACTGGAATTGCAGGCTCTGCATCCCGTTCCCGGGTGAAGCTGATGCCGAGGTTCACATTGACACAACCGAATGCTGGGAATGCCATACTCGGCAAGAATTCACGGGACGGGAAAAGATCATCGAGGCGCATAGGGACCCGACTGCGGCCTATGAACTCGCCTGCGGGCACTGGGTCATCTGATGGAAAGGAAAGGTGATATGATGGAGGGTGATACGATGGAGGGTATGAAGGGTGTTGGAGGACAATGCGAGGCACGGAATGCCAACGCAGGTGGCCGATGCCAACGACAGGCTGAACGGGAAATCGACTGCCGCCGGGTCTGCGACCAACACACTAACTGGGCACAAGAACGAGGGATGAGGTTCAACCAAAATGACTAACAATAAGTCTCGTGGGGGACGGGTAGTGACCCTCTCTACCCCAATCTGGGGTGATACTGCGGGGGCTGATAAGGCTCGATCGGGAGGTAAGGCTCCGAGGATCACGGTGGTGAATGACGAAGCCTGCCCTCGGTGTGGGGCCTTTTGGGGGAATCCGAACCCGGAACTCGATTTCCCGAACCGACCGAAGGTCGACAATGACTGGAAGTGCTACAATCCTAACTGCACTTGCGGGTACTATCGGAATGGTAGGGTCCTCGAGAATAAGCCTAGTCCGGAAAGGCTTGAGGAAATTAGGGCCGAAGCTCAGGCTAGAGTCGCTGAGATGATGAAGGGTAGGGTCTGGGCACAGGTTGAGGGGAATGCCTGGCAGTTGAAGCCCCCGGCTGAAGTTCGGGAAGATGGCCGATGGATCGGGTATGATGGTCCGGTAACGAAGGGATGAGTAATGTTTCCACTTGAGGTTTGGACATGCGAGCAATGTGAGGGATGGATCTTCATTGCGGATATTGATGAGGCTGAGGGACAACCGATCTGGTCTCATTTCTCAGATGAAGAAAGGGAGGGAAGATGTGATGATCCGGTGCCTGTCGAGGGCACTAAGCAAGAAGTTACAGTAACCATAGACAGATGCGAGGACTGAGGAGGTTGGTGATGGCTGATATTTTGTATTGGGTTTTGACGGTATGTGTGGCATTTCTATTGTTAATCTTGGGTGTTTGTTGGATGGGGTCTAGGGAGGATGGTAGGCATAACCGGGATGACTATTGGGACGGTTGGAATGAGTAGGGAGAAGATTAACTTAGGTGATTTAAGGTATAAGCTAGTTAAGGAGGAGTATTGGGTTGGGATTAGTGATTCTAGATTTAGTAGGGAGGAGTTGAAGGTACTTTTAGATTTAGTAGAGATGGCGGAAAAACTGCAGAATTTTTATGGCGGAAGAGGGATAGTAGAGTGAAGGGTGCGGTGATGGTATTTGAGAGTGGGGTATGGAGTGGGGGAAAGGCCAACACGGTTCTAATGCTCTTGCAATACGATTCGCTTGATGAATACCAGAAAATCCTGAGGAGTTTGTAGGGAATTGGAGGGATTGAGCGAGATGCTTGATGACATGATTACACCTAAAGGACTACTTGAGGGTCCTGAGGAAAATAGGGATATTGGGCCAGTAAGGGTTGAGAAGAAAGGATGGGGGTGGCATAGGTGTTTAGAATGTCGCTGCGTGTATTGGGGTGCGGGGAATTGTGAAGTTGATGGCTCGGAGTTGAGAGCTGAGAAGATGGACCGGGATAGGTAATAGGTTTCGGGGATAACACATGATAGTTCTTATCCACGGGCGAAGGTACAAGAACTGAGGCTTTGGTGTCTTGGGCTCTACGTAGTAGCCAAGGGGAAATGGTCTGGAACACTGGAGGTTGTATGGTGGCTTTTTCACGTCTCCAAGCTACGGTCGGAGGCCCGGAAACGGCCCTGTGAGATCTATATAGGTCTAAGGCGGCTTTTTGGTTTTGGCCAGACCACAACTTTGTTGTATGGATGGTTATGGGCTGGAGCCAGAAGATCCCGTCTGGAACCGCGAGGCTAGCCATGACGCCAGAAAGGCCCCCGTAGGGGCCAGACTGGTCAGTCGCGGTAGTTGAAAGGTGCCCAGCGGAGGCGGATTTCCTGGCCGGGGTGATAGTGAACCCGTTTGCGTTCCGGATGGGCCGCGTCGAGTTCGATGAGAGAAAGCGTCATGGAGAGGGTGTCGTTGCTGAGAACCTTCCAGGACTTGTCCCAGGCTCGGAAAATGGAGCGGGGGCGAACGGCGAATGCGTTTTGGATCATCGGTAGACCTTCAGATAGCAGTTGTAACGGTCGGACCAGACGAAGGTGAAATCGTCGAGGTTGGACTGGGCGGTCATTGTGTGACAGTCGCAGTTCGGATCGGGGCACTCAGTCAGAGGGCCGGGATCGAAGAGTTCTGGGTGAATCCCAGAAACCCTTGATGGGGCGTCGGTGATCATCATACTTAGATCATATCAAAACCTATTCACCCTGTCAACACTTTTGTTTCGCGTGGGCCGGTAGAACCAGTCTGGAGCCAGCCAACGCCTCTCCAAGGCTGTACCAACGCTCCCGTAATACAGTTGGAATACATGGCGGACAGAAAACTGTTTACATAGGTCGGGCGGTTTGATACAATCTAAATATGATCAAAAACGATCATCCGACACAAAGGAGGGCCGACATGGCCGATGTGACTGACACCACCGAGGCCGAGGTCGACGAGACCGAGGCTCCGACCACCTTCGCTCCGAAGGACGTCGCCGAGAAGCTGGGCATCGACGCCAAGAGCTTCCGCCGCTGGCTGCGCCGCCAGACCGCTGATAGGGCTGGGAAGGGAGGCCGCTGGGTCTTCGACGCCGAGACGGTCGAGGCGCTGGTCGCCGCCTACAACAAGCCCGCCGATGACGAGGTCGAGGCTGACGAGGAGCCCGAGGACGAGGAGCTCAACGACGAGCTCGACGAACTCGACGAGTCCTGACCGACCGCTACTTGCCCCCTCTCCGGAGGGGGTACAGTAGTAACGTCTAAGCCAGACTTTGGCCGTTAACCAGTTGAGGACCGCCGGGTCAGGGCTTTTGAGCCTGTAGAACCCGTCTGGAGCCAGGTGGAGCTACTTGTTCCCGTCTGGAGCCGTGCTCTGGCCGCCGCGTAACAAAATAGACCGCCTGGCGAGAAATGTGTTTACAGGGCGACTGGGATTTGATACAATTCTAGTATGATTGATCACGACGCCGACGGGGGGGCTGGGGAGGTGGTCCGCACTGACGGTCCACTTTCCGCAGCCGCTTACGCCGAATTTGCCGCTCAAGGTCCGATCCCTCCGGGTACTCCAGGCTGGTGGCAGGTATGGGGGGCTCAAGTTCGCCATATCCGCCCCGGGGACCTGGTAATCTCCAAGGCCGGGGATGAGGTCCTCGAAGCCTCATTCATCCAGGATACTTATCTTGCCAAGGCTTCACCCCTTCGCTGGGGGGTCCTGGTCGAAGACCGCCGCATGACCTTCGGAGCACTTACTGCAATTGTGCTCCTCCGCCGCGATACTCACAATCTTCTCGCTGACTAAGGAGAAACCGATGGATGACTGCACCGAGCCCGACGGAAATGAAGAAACTGACTTCGGGTCCGCACACAACCTGATGCTCGACGAACAGGGCTACTGCCCTTGGTGCGGAGAGGAGGCTGAAGCAGACTGAACGGGTAACTTAGGTTAATGCCCCCCGACCCGCAGGGGGGCTTAACTTTAGGCTATCCAGTCAGAAGCACCAGTCTGGAGCCGCACGATAACGCAAGGCTAACACAATACCAACGCTCCACTAATGCTCCGCCAACACTCCTCTAAAACCTACGGGAAACGTTAGTGTTGACAGGGCGCGATGGGTTTGATACAATAATACTATGATCATTGAAGCACTCGCCGCGGGGGTTATCGCTCTTGCGCCGGGATCAACCTCTACCAATACCGACCTTCGTCCTTGCCGGGACGGGGCCACCATCACTATGAACTACAACTCGCCTCCGCCCTGCGACCTTGACGGGGACAATCAACTGAACATCCGCTTGCCGAAGTGGTGGTCAAACCCGACGAAGAAGGCCTTCGCTGCTGATTCTGGCTGCCGCCTCCCGAAGCCATACCGCATCGCCGTCGACTGCGACTTCTAGCTCCGACCGCTCCGGCCTCACCGCTGGGGCGGACCGGTGTGTTACGACGTAGGCGCCGGAGCACGACCCGCCAGCCGGAAGCCAGAGTAACGTCTAACGTCTAACCTTAGAAAAGCCAGACCTTTGCCAGCCTGACCAGCAGCACCGGGCTGGAGCCGGAAGGGGCCCTTGACGGGCGGTGTTAGGGGCGGTTCTGGTTTCGGCTTAGGGGCGGTTAAGTGGGGGTGTTAGGGGTGGTTAACATGCGGCATTCGGCGCGCTTAATTAAATCAATTCATTATCATTAATCATTTCTGTTAGGCGCACCTAACTCGAATTGTTAATCCGGCCTAATGCCTGAGGTTAATCGCGCTTTATGGTACTTATTAATTGACCCTAATAAACATTACGGTATCATTACGGAGTTTCGTAATAGACTTGCAATGTAGATTTAATCATTATCTATTGACTATTAATGTTCAATCTGCTAAGCTATCTTCGATAGATCAATTTATGGTGAATTGATCATTAAAGTAAAGGTGAATGAAATGAATGGTACTACGCCTAAGGATCTCGCAGCAGAAATGAATATCAATCCGAAGTCATTGCGTCGCTTTATTCGGGCGCATTTCGCTGATCGGGCGGGTAGTGGTAATCGCTACAATTTGACCGATGAGGCTTGCGATTACATTCGCAATAATTATGGCAAGGTGGCGATCCGTAAGGTCGTTACACTTTCTGCGCCATTGACGGTTGTCGATTCCGACGATTGATTTCGCAAATTAAAGGTCGGCTCGATTTAATTATCGGGTCGGCCTTTAATTTTAATTTAATTTCATTTGCGATCGCAACGAAGTTGCCAACCCCCCGTGCCCCAAATTTCCGCCGCGCCCGTTTCGTGCCGTGGACCGTGTATCCCGAGAACTGCTGGCTCTCTCTAACAAAAGTCCAACCACGTATTATCTTTTGGGATCATTCACCCGGCCGAGAGATATCCCACGAGACCCCTCGTGAACCCCCCTAGACTCAAAGAAGAAGTACATTGACAGTAGTTGCATCTCTCATATATAATAACTATGTCGATCACTTCAGACGGGAGAAGAATACATGCCCAAATTCACTCTAAAGGATCTAACTAACGATCCGGAAGTAGAAATGAAGTTCTATTTCAACATCAAGCCGGCTAAGGGGGTTAACGAACGTTTTACAAGAACATTCGTTGTCAAAGCTCTAGACTTCCCCTCTGCTTTAGATAAGGCAATCATGGAAGCTACCTACCTTTGGGGACTTAACGATCCTTGGGTTATTGAAGGCGGAATCAAGCAACCCATCCCCATCACACCAACCGATTCTAACCTAACTATCGAAACAGGCCCCCTGAGTATCGAGGAAACACAACGATGACTAGTCCCGCCAATTCCGGTTTTCCCCAGGAGTCCCCCATGGCTTGGATTCAAGCTTGGGAGACTGGAATGAGGGAATTAGGATACGAGAAAGCTCGGCTTGACATCATTACAAACTACCCAAATGTCATGCTTAGCTATACTTGGGTCTTTGATACGGACCTGTTCTATGAGGCTTGGCGAACCCAGGATATCACCGTCTACAACAACCATACGGCATGGGATGATGCCCACCAGGTTTTTGCCTCAGTAGATCATCTGCGACCTAGAGGGGTGGAGGCCTCTCCTATGCTTCGCAGTATTATGGATACTATGGGCCGAAACTAATCTACCCATGACACTGAACTAGCCCATGCCACATCTAATTACTTGTGATCTTTGCGCTTTGGATAAGGGACTCCAGATCGAAGATACGATGGACCATGCTATGGAACATTGCTTGAAAGGAGAACATTGCACATCTACTACAGCTAGTTGTGCCGCAGAACAGGGTGGGGGAGATCACCCTAGTAAATGTTGCGTTTGCCAGGAGCCTACTCCCAGGAGCTAAATCATGGCTATCCCAAACTTTAATTCCCCTCGACTCTATGACCATTTCTTGCCCGGCTGCGTCGTCACCCACGAGGTGTATGGACGGGGTGTGGTAATTACCCGGCTAAGTCGACAGAGACAAAATCTCACCCGAGTCTATTTCTACCCTATTGATAGCAAGGCTCACACTCTCAGCGTCCTTACTTCTCACCTGCGACTCGTTCCAGAACTCGAGTTGAGTGATAGGGACCGTAAACATCGAGCTCATACTCGCCATCCGGCCTTTTTGCCACACCGAAGGAGCTTTCGTCGTGAAGAAAAAGCATAGGCTTCGCCATGCTAACCTACAAAGTCAAATCGTTTGGCTTCAGAAGTATTGTGATGAACTCAGCAAGAAAAACGTAAGTTTAACCTTAGACTTTAGAGAGGTTTTGAAACAAATTGCGGATTTACGCGAGCAATTGGCTCAGCTGAGAAGTCAAACCTTTGTTAGCATCCTGAGTGATTCTTTACCCGCCTCTGTTGTGAATGAAACAAGCTTTACATTCCACACACAAGAAGAACTTGTTGATGGGTTTGGAGATCATGTGGGCTTTATTGATACCACTCCCGTTGAGCCTCCTGACCCTCCTCCGCCTCACTCTGATATACCTACTAGCCAAAAATGGGGTGAAATATGGGGCCGCTAAAGGAACCGCTGTTTGATTCCCCGGCGAAGCGCCGTGCCAGAATCAACCGTCGAGCGTGGCAACTCCACGCCGAGAACGGTCACCCGGATGGCTACGCCGGACCGTGTTGGGGACCGTTGCCCGCCGAACGCGAACAAGCGGAACGAGAGGAACGGACGGTGCAGCGAGGTGAACCATGAGTGAAAGCACTGAACCGCTGTTCGACAGCGGCGACGAAGAAGCATCGCAGAGGATTATCGACTGTAATGCCCGACGACGGAATAAAACGGAGTCAGCCGATGAGTTTGGCAATGTATGGGACTGGTCGACTACGCCGCCTACATTTGTTCGCACTAGGGGACGGGATTAATTGAGTTAAAAACCCGGGCGTTGTTCCTTGACAATTAGCCCTATAGATGATAGACTTGGTATGATTCCCTGAGGAGTCAAATCGGGAATGGTGATGCTGGCCGCCGAACCCCCGCCCGATTACATCGTTGCCGCGACCTCACTCGACCTCACAACGATGACTCCTCAGGGAATCGTCACTGTTCGTTAGGAACCATGAAGGAGATCTCCATGGATGAGATGACTATGGTCCTGGACTTCACGAATGCAGATCTGAAGCCGAATGGGAAACCGGTCATTGATTCGCAGGGTCGACTTCCAGGACAACAGGGTGGGCGCCCTGTGAAATCGCAGAGTCCTAAACAAATTAGGGCTCGGGCAAGGCGGAAAAGGGCTATTGCTGATGAGGAGTTAGCAAGGTTATATAAGCCCTTAGATGAATGGGATGCTGAGGAGTTAGCGAGAGGCCGTCCGAGGGCAAAGGATGGGTCTTTCAAGGGCAAGGCACCGGCATTTATCGATCGAGCACTACATGAGCAGATTGTGCGCCGTTTTGAAGAGGTCGTGCGGATCAAGATGAACGAGCACACTGTCGACGCACTTCGTTTTCTTAGCGATGTGCTGAATAACAATGAGGAGGACGATCGGGGGCGACCTATTGTCTCAGCTTCGACTAAGTTGGACGCAACTAAGTTTCTCATTGAGCATGTGATCGGCAAGCCAAGGCAGCGTATGGAGACGGATATCTCTGTTAAGTTGCAAGGTGTTTTGGCTATGGCTATGGTCAATCCAAGTCAAACTCAGCAGGGTCAATTTGAGTTAGCTCAAGGTTATATTGATGCCGAAAGCTGGGAAGAAGAGGACGATGGGAACGGCTAGCGTCGAAGTCGACGTTGATGTTGAGGTTAAGATGTGCGATATCTGCGGTTTTCCGGAAGACCGTCATAACTTCGTACATGCATTTAGCTTGAGAGGGGAAGGCCTGAGAGTGAAAAAGGATGATGATAGAGGTGATCAGGCCAATAAGGGTGATCCCGATTCCCAGGGATCAATTGGGGTTGCTCTGAGGGGCGACCCGGTACTTCGACTTGCTTTAATTAGGCGAGAGGTTATCACCGCTGATGACCTCAGTCAGATTGAGGCTGAGTTAAGAGCCTCAGGAATCGCAGGCAGTGGTCAGTAAACCATGGTTTAGCCCTGAGGTCGTTGATCAAATTCTGGGTATTGGACTCGAGTGCGCTCCAGAAGAAGCATGTGGGGTAGTCTTACCCAACTTACGAGTCATTCAGTTGAGAAACTGTAGTGACTTGAATAGGGAGACATCTTACGAGGTCAATACCCAGGATTTGATCGAAATAATTGCAGATTACATAGCTGAGTCTGGTATTGAAGCGGTTAATTTCACGAGGGCTCACTTTTTGATCTGGCATACCCATCCGAGCGGGAACATCGGTCCCAGCCACGGCGATATGTGTAATAGGCTGGACAATTTTATGTATGGTGTGGTAGCACTGCCATCGGGACAGGCTACGTTGTTTTAAGGAGACAAAATGGCCGTTGGCCCATCCACTGCTACTCTGAACAGTATCCTGAATGCCATTGGCAATGCCACCGCGTATTCCCTTACTAATGTTTATGTGAAGCTGCATCTTGGTGACCCAGGAGCTGCTGGTACTTCTAACGCAAGTACTATCACCACACGAATGATTGTTTCTTTTGCCACGGCCTCTGGTGCCTCGATGGCGAATGATGCTGACATCGTTTGGACTAACGTTGATATTACTGGTGCCTCTGAGGATCAGACTCATATTAGTCTTTGGGATAACCTGACTGCTGGTAACTTTGTTTGGTCTCTGGTGCTTACTGCGAACCCGCTTGTTGATGGTGATACTCTTACTATTCCGGCTGGGTCGTTGATTCTTAATGGTACTCCGGCCTCGTGAGCATTAGATTATACGTCTTACCTCTAGAGCATAACTTTGCATTAAACTCTATCGGTCCAAAGTATTTACCCTGGAGTCGTGATCCTGATTCTAGTGATGTAGTTCCTGGTATTCCTGTTGATGGTCACGGGGGAGTTGGATATGGGCACAATTGGGGTATTTTTGCCGTTGAGGGTACGACTGCCGCTCATGCGGCCTTAGCTGCTAAAACTGATGTTCGACAAATCCCGGTTAATCTAGATAATAACGTGGGTTCAGCCAATTTAGCTACGGTTCGTACTTTCCTAGAAGATGCCGGCTTACCGGGTAACTGGGTTGCCGCATCTACTACTTGGCGAGAGGTTATTCGTACGATTCTTGGTTTAGCTTCTTTTGCTGCTAGGTATGATGGTATTAGGGGAACTCAGTGGGGGGCCGAGATGGCGCCTTGGGTTACTTGTCACAATGAATACTTAGTGAGGTTATCTACTTATCAGACAGATCATGATTGGTGGGTTGCTCAAGGCTCAGTGGGGCCCGAACCTCAGCCGCCCGTTGATGGTTGTGGATCACAACCTACTCCGCCCACACCCTTCCAGGGCCAAATCGTTGGAAAGTTGAATGTTCGTTGGGATAACATCCCTACTGATATTCAAGATGCGGTTTTAGCTACTGGAGCTGATCCTGAGTTTAACTATGATATGTCTTTTATTAGTGCCTCAACGACTGTAAGAGCTATCTTGAAACAACTTGCTGACTTATGGGAAGATACTTCTATCCCTCTTGGACTTGAGCCATATAATGGTGGTCAGACTTTTAGGGTGTAATTTATGGCACTTCCCGCATCTGATACTTTTACAGGTACTGCCGGTGTTGATCTTCCTGTTTATTCTTCCAATTGGGTAGCCGGGTATTCTTCTGGTACTGATGTTCTTGAGCTTGATGGTTCTGGTGCAGCTCGTACTGTCACAAGTAATGACTCGGCTTGTAAGTGGACTGCGGATACATTTGCTGCCGCTCAGTATGCGGAAACTATTATAACTGCTGGCGCTCACAATAACACAAAGGTTGGGCCGGGGGTTAGATGGGGAACTGCTGGTAATGGGTATGGTATCCAGGCTAGTACTTCAGACATTGAGCCTTTCAAGAGTGTTGCTGGTACTTGGTCCGGCATAGGGTCACTTATCACTATATCATGGTCTACTGGTACAAGTCACACACTTCGCCTTAGTGTTAGTGGCTCAACTCTGACAATTGACTATGATGCTTCTTCGACTACCAGATCAGACTCCTCACTCTCTAGCGGTAATGCCGGTATTGTTGGCTGGACTAATTCGGGCACAGGGTCTTCTGTTGCAACTGATTGGACTGCGGATAACCTCCCCCCAGTTCCCGTGTCTTTGGCTTCTATCGGTACTAAAAGTGCTGGTGTGACGGCTACTCCGGTATCTGTTCCTTATCCTACTGGGTTAGCTGCCAAAGATTTATTGCTTGAGTTTGTGAATGCCTATAATGATACGGCAACAGTAACTACTCCTGGGGGGTGGACCCTAGGTGGAGATCAGACTGGTGGTACAGGTACTGCCGCAGATAGCCATACAGGTAGACTTCACTCTGACTACAAGGAAGCGACGGGATCAGAGTCTGGTAACCTCTCAGTCACTCTCGGTGGTACTATCTCTGGGGCCTTAGGGATTATGGCCGCCTATCGACTAGGTGATACTGCTCGCAACTGGGATGTTGCTACAGCTAAAGGTACGGATGATACTCATGCGGCAAACCGATCTATTACTGCAGGAACTTCATTAGATTTTCAGGTCGATGATGTTGCAGTAATTGGGGTGGCAGTAGATACTGATACTTCTTTGACTGTTACTTCTCCTACTCTTACTGTTTCTGGAGTAACTTTCGGGACTGGTACGAGATTGACTTCCGGAGCGGGTGTTACTTCCGGTAACGATGGCAACATTGATGTTTATGAGTTCCCGGTAACTGCTGGGTCAGGTACAGCGGCTCCAGTCTTTGCTTTCACGACTGCTACATCTCAGTGTGGTCCAGCAGTATTTTATCGTCTTAGATCAGTAACTGCAGCTGCTGCCGATGCCGCCCCAAGCCAGATTAAAAACCGTAACCAGTATCAACAGCTGATCGCCAGTTAGGAGAACTAGATGGATATTCCGGCGACGGGGATTTATACAGTCAAGTTAGATGCTACTGTTGTTTCGACAGCTCGGTCTCTTATCCAGATTAATGCCCCCTCTACTCGTATTGTTGTTGTCTTGAGGGCTTGGGTTTCTCAGACACTTTCTGAGGCCTCTACCCAAGAAGAGATTGAATTGCTTAGAACTACTACGGCAGGTACTGGTACTTCAGCAACTCCTCGCCCCCATGCTTCATTTGCCGCTGCAGCTGGTACTGCAACAGTTAACCATACTGCGGAAGGTACAGCGGGAGATTCTATTCTTCGTGAAGGATTTAATATTTTGAATGGGTGGTTATACATTCCTACTCCTGCTGAGTGGGAAATTGTTCCGCCATCGGGCAGAATTGCTTTGAAATTTCCTGTTGCCCCCGGTTCAGCTACTTGGAGTGCTGGGATCACCTTCGCTGAGATTGGGTAACCTTTATGGCCATTTGGCGCAGTACTCCATGGCCAGTTCAACGACGTAAATCTGCAGCCGCGACCGAATATATAGTCAATATTGTAACAGGGTCGGCAACTGGGACCTTAGTCTTAGGGCAAAGTGCTACTGCTGTACGTAAAGTAGTTGCTAGTTCAACTAGTACTTTAGTTCTGAGCGGCTCTGTTTCTGCCATTAGAACAATAGTTTCTTCAGCTACTGGAACTTTGGCTTTAAGTGGTACAGCTACTACCATTCGCAAGGTAACTGCAGCTTCTACAGGTACATTAGTTTTTGGTGGCTCGGCCACAGCAACTCGTAATACTTTTGCCTCGGCTACTGGCACATTAGTCTTAGATCAGTCTTCTTCGGCAATTCGTACAGTTATTGCTAGTGCTACTGGTACTATTACTTTAGCTGGATCGGCTAGCGGTACGGTCACGGCTGGTGGTACTAATGTTACGGGTAGTGCTACAGGAACGATTGTCTTAGCGGGTAGTGCTACAGCTGTTCGTACGGTCCTTGGTACTTCGTCGACAGTTGCCGCTGTTACTGTTTTAGACGAGCCTTTCGATGGGGCTGATGGAACTCTTCTTACGGCACTAACTCCAGCTTGGTTTGATGATGCCTGGAGCTCAGTATTAGAGCTTGATGGTAATGGAAATGCAGTTGGTGCATTTACTAGCACTTGGAACGGGGCTATTTCTAGTCTGCCCTTGGCCAGTGATGCCTGGGTTGAGACAGTTATAACTTCACCAGCTCTGACTTCTGGTGAACGCTTTTTTCTACACCTTCGGCAACCTGATCCCATCTGGTTTCATGGCTATAACTTTGTCATAGATTATGGTTTTGTACAACTTTGGAGGGATGATGTTCCCCTCTCTTCAACCCAAAGAATGTATCAGTTTGAACCGAACGTAGATCATACAGTTCGATTTGAGGTTTTGGGAGGCTATCTTAGGGCCTCTATTGATGGTGAAGTTTTAATTAACTATATAGATACCAGTCCAATGGCTGGTTCTTATACTGGCTTTGTTATTCAGACTAGCTCTGTCTCAGAAGCTTTTAAGGTTAAATCCTTTAAGAGTGGCAACTTTGAACAGGGTTCTTTGAACTTAACTGGGGCTGCTCTTAGTACCAGAACAGTTTTTGCCTCAGCAACTGGCCCTATTGCTTTGGGTGGTTCTGCCAGTGGTACTGTAGCTGGGGGTGGTGCGAACGTCACCGGGGCTGCGACTGGAACTATTGCTCTAAGTGGAAGTGCTACAGCTACTCGTAAGGTTCTCGGTAACGCAACCGGTACATTGGCTTTGGCTGGTACTGCCGTTGCCACCAGAAAAATTGTTGCGAGCGCAACAGGTTCACTGAACTTGAACCAGACTAGCTCTGGTAATAGAATCGTTATTGCTAATGCTACCGGCACTTTGGTCTTGGCTGGTACAGCTACATCTATTCGCAAGACTTTTGCCAGTAGTACTGGTACGCTAACCTTGACCGGTACTGTAACTACTGTTCGCAAGGTATTTGCCAATGCGACAGGAACCTTGATTCTTACCGGGTCGGCCATTGGTAATATTCAAGGTAATGTTATTGGGGTTGCGACAGGCAGTATTTCCCTTAGTGGTACAGCTTCGGCTCGTAGGACGACATTTGGTTCTGCCACAGGATCGCTGGTGCTCACAGGTACGGCGAATGGCGTTCGAACCCATTATGTCTTTGGTTCAGCAACTGGTTCTATCACTTTAGGTGGTTCTGCCAGTGCAGTTCGCAAGATTATCGCTAGTAGTACTGGGTCGATTAGTCTAGCCGGCAATGCGACGGCCACTCGATCTAGAGTTGCTTCTGCGACAGGAACATTAGTTCTTGACGGAGTTGCTACTGCTATTCGCATTGTCATTGGTAATGCCACAGGAACTATTGAGCTGGGTGGTTCTGCTCAGGCTGGTGATAGAGTTCCGGTTCCCTCTGGCGGTAATACTATCATTGTTCAGAGTGAATTTGACTATGTCATTGTTCCTAGTGAGAATTATATCAGGGTCATCCCCGCTGATGACTATGTAGTGGTGGAGGCCTGATGCCGAACTATAGAAATAAGGACCCTAATACTACCGAGAGCTTTGGTTGGGACTGGGGCTTTAAGCTCGGTGTCGGTCAATCTATCGTTAGTGCGATAGTTACTACTGCCGAAGGTGCAGTTGTTGTAGAGGATTCGGAGGTAGTTGATGGTCGTTATGTTAATGCCTTGGTATCAGGTGGGTCTTTTGGGGTCCGTAACAGTATTCTTTGTCATGTGACAAGGTCTGATGCCTTAACCTTTGAAGATACCATCGTTTTGAGGATCGTGAATAAGTAATGCCTAGCTTACTTGATCTTCAAACTAAAATTCGTCTTGGCTATCCACTTAATCCTGAGGAGCAAGCTTTCCTAATGAAAGCTGCTGATCAGTCTGGTGTGGAGAGTGAAAGGAAATGGCAAGGCTGGTCAGAATCCCCTGACTCAGTAGTTGATCAAATTACGGAGTAGATTGTGTTAATACCAGGGATGAAGGACGGGGTTCTGAGAAAGGACCTTTACTTCGAGAGTACCGGGTATCAACCACACCCAGGTCAAGTCAAGGTTCATTACGACGGCCATCGCCATCGAGCTATGTCTAATGGACGACGGTGGGGTAAAACTTTAGTTGGTGGCAAGGAAATTGAACCTTGTGCCTTTCTTAGAAATAGGCTTGGTGATCCTCAACGCGGTTGGATCGTAGGTCCTAACTATAGTGACTGCGAGAAGGAATTTCGCGTTGTCTATGATACCTTCAGAACTTTGGGAATCGATCAGGTTTCTAATAAGTTTCTGAAGAATACTGAAAACGGTAATATGGTTATTGCGACGAACTGGGGGTTCGTTGTTGAATGTCGATCTGCGGCGCATCCCGAGAGTCTTGTTGGTGAGGGTCTTGACTTCGCTGTTATGGTGGAAGCCGGTAGACTCCATCGGAAAACCTTCACAGAGTATGTACGACCTGCTCTTTCGGACAAAAGAGGATGGTCTTTAACTTCTGGAGTGCCAGAGATGGCTACAGAGACTTCTCTTCTTTACTGGGCTTATAAGAGGGGTCTTGAGTGGCAGACTAAGCCCTGGCGAAGCTGGCGCATGCCAAGCTGGACAAATACAGTGGTTTTTCCCGGTGGTCGCAGAGACCCCGAGATTATTGAGGCCGAGGACGATTTAACAGAAGATGAATTCAAACGCCAGTACGGTGGAATGTTCGTTGACCGGGTTGGTCGTGTTATGTCTGAATGGGATGATGAGATACATCTCAAGCGGATTAAATACAACCCTAACTGGCCCCTATATGCGGCAGTTGATTATGGGTACACCAACTTCTGGGTTTGGTTATGGATTCAGGTTGATGAGTTTGATAATGTCTACGTTTTGGGTGAACACTACATCAAGCAAATGGATACTGAGAGGATTGCTAAGGAGATCTTAGCACCTCATCCATGGATTAAGAAGTGCGTCGCCTTCTACCCTGATCCCCATAACCCCGATGATACCAATATGCTTTCGAGGCATCTTAAGATCCCTGCTCGTTCAAATACGGGTGGGGAACTTAAGACTCGAATTGCTATGACAAGGACTAGGTTGAAGCCTAGACCTGAGGGGGCTCCCCCTTCGGAGCAACAGGCTCAGATTGTTTTTGACCGGGATCGCTGTCCTCACCTTTCATGGGAAATGAGAGAAGGCTATAGGTGGCCCGAGCACAAGAATGAGCTTAAGAATGAAGCTGAGATTCCGATGGATAAAGATAACCATGGGCCAGAGGCCCTAGGTCGTTTTATCTATGGTTACTTTACTGCCGCCGGGGCTGTCGAGAGGTCAACCCGTCAACGTAAGGCAAAGTTTAGGAGAGTTGCATGAGAGACGCCGGGACGGTGACACCATGGAGCACTATCGTTCCGGTGACCA